AGTCCCTTCATTTCAATTGCATAGGCACAATGGATTGTCAATGGGCATAGTGCTATTGCCATTGCTACCATACACAATGCTGGATGTCAAGCGCATTCAATTGCGCCGCTCATGAATGTAGTACCTATTCATTGTGTACCATGTATGAATGTGGGTGTCAACTAAGTTAGTCCATATGAGTGAAGTGCAGAATAATCCTTGACATGATCATGAAAACGCGGCACCCACTGCATATAGCCCTGTATATAAACCCCTATATAGCAATCGGTAATAACTCTATATAGCGCATATAGCCCCTATACATAGGGGGTTTTTCTACCCCATATACATTACCCCTATATAGAACCCCCTATATAAAGGCCCTATATAGAACCCCCTATAGTAACGACCCTTACCCTGCTGTCAACCCCCAATCGCCAGCCGGGCGTGCTCTTGTTCTTCACCAGCACACACCATCGTGCGAGTCAAGGTTTTTCTTCCTCAAATAGCTAAGGTTACTCCAGTAGTGTGAACCCAAAAGATCTTCAAATAGATTCGGACATAGTTCACTTAAGGTATTCCCACCATGGGTTTCCTGCCATAGGATTAGCCCATGGCAATCAACGAAGCCCCCGCCCCCACCTACTCCACGCGCGCGGACCACACCCCCTTCGTCTCGGCGAACCCGTTCTACAACGACACCGCCGACGCCTTCCTGCCCTGCTCGATCACCGACCCGCGTGCGCAGGCTGGTTGGCTCTACCGCAACGGGTTCATCGCGTGGGACACGTTCCGTCTGGTCGCCGCTGAGATCATGCGCGCTGAGAAGGCGGGCCGCTGACATGGACCGCGATCTCCCCGCCACCACCACCGCCACCACCGCCACCACCGCCGATGAACCTGACGACTTCACCATCAACGTTGTGAGTGCCCTGTCTGGGGCCGCTATCGCGGGCATCATCCTCCTGGTGGTTCCCGGTGCTCAGGATTTCGTTGCCTACCTCATCACCGAAGTTGCGTACTACGTCCATAACATGTGGGCGCATATCGCCTCTCTGTTCAGTGGATACGGTTGGACCATTGAGGAAGACTCTCCGTTCTTCAACTGTGTCACGATGGGAAACCGAATCTGTGGATAGCATCGTGGTGTGGTACTATAGAGTTGTCTTCTCTCTCACCCTGGTCGGAATCCTCATCCTCACTACTCTGATTGGAACTGGACACCATGCCTGACACCACTCCCATCCCCACTCTTGATTACACGCTCAATCTGTCCGCCGAGGAGGTAATCATGCTTAACCTTGCAGTGGCAAAGAAGCGTGATTACTACGCGGATAACGTCGCAAATTTCACCGATGATGATGGCCACACCACTCCGCTTTTCTGGAAAGAGCGTTTGGAAACCGCGGAAGCGCTCCTGGAGAAGATCCGTCGCATGTGAATCGTGCTCCCCGGTTTGCATTCCCTACTCCCGTGAGGGAATGCATTCCAGGAAGCGCAATTCCGCTGCCTACCATCCTAACCCGAGAAGGGCACACACAATGTCTCGTGAGACTCAGGAATGGCTTGAGAACAACATTCTCGTTGGATTCACCGAGAAGCGCGGTATTGCATGGTGGTACCGAGGTGTCGACCGTAAGGACGGCTCCCCGAACCATTTCGAAGGCGCCATTCCTGTCGGCACTGTCCAGGAGAAGCTTTTCGATTGGGAGCCTGCCAAGGCACCTATCTACTACGAATCGTTCCCTGGTGAGTGGACCGAAATCCCCGGAAAGCAGCGCGTTTACGCTTCCGACAACATTCACCACACGTTCGGTATCGTCTCGGACGGGTATGAGCCTCACGGCTTTTCCGAGTGGCTGATTGGGAATGTCTCGAACATTCTTCAGGACACCCTTTCCATCAGCTCTGCCGGTCTGCTCCGCAATCGTGCAGTGGCATGGGTAGAGATCTCCGTTCCCGAGAACGTCACCACTCCTGAAGGTGTCACGTTCCGTCCGAACTTGCTCGCCACTACTAGCCTCGACAGCAGCATTGCCACGACGTACAAGCGCACGCAGACCATGACGGTTTGTGACAACACGTACGCGATGGCACTGGCCGAGTCTGGTCAGACGTACAAGCGTCGCCACACGAAGTTCAGCAACACGAAGGCCGAGCAGGATCGCGCTCGGGAAATCCTCGGATTGCTCGCTCGGGATGCTGAGACGGTTTCGGACACCATTCGGGACCTATGCCACCAGGAGGTTACCGAGATTCAGTTCAAGGAGGTTCTGCGCCTGGCTATTCCTTTCGACACTGAGTCTAAGACTGGCGTTACGGTCGCAGAGAAGAAAATGAATGAAATCGAGGCTCTGTACCGGAATGACGAGCGGGTCGCCCCGTGGTCCGGTACCGCGTTCGGAGTCCTTCAGGCATTCAACACATGGGATCACCACCTGAAGTCTACGCGTGGGGATACCAACCGAGTGGAGAGGAACATGTACGCGGCTGTGAGTGGCCAGCGGGATAAGGCTGACGCTTCCATCCTGAATTACCTGACTCAGGCTCTGGAAACCGTCTGATCCTCCGGTGGGGTGCGCATACCTAACACGCACACTTAACGCTTATTGATTGTCACTAGTTACTAATCCTCACCCGCAACGAAAGGAACTGTCATGTCTGGTGTCACCCGACTCACCACCCGAGACTCATTCGTCACATTTGCTGAATTCCTCGCAGAGCGGAAGGCATTCCGCACGGGCGGTTCGCTTTATGGAACCGAGTGGCCAGCCGCTGGCGGAACAGGAGAGCTTCCCGATTACTGGGCGAGGAAGTTTAATCAGACAGAGAAGACTTATGTAGTTTTCTCATACGCCACTCCTATTGCCTGGTGTGACGTGAATTGTGTGTGGACGGTCCCGGACGTTCGTTATTCTGTTACGACGTCAAAGCACCAGAGTCGAATCCGTACAGCGGTTTCGTACTTGACAGCATGATATAATGGAAATGTAAAACCTCACACGATCCTCTCCCAAAGGATGTGCAGAATGGCTCTCGACTTTGGCGCGCTTGCCAATAAGGTAGGCGTGAACGCAAAACCACTCCGTGAACCGACACCGCCAACCGAGGATGAGACCGCACCCGCGAACTCATGCCTAGTTCGCCCTCAGGACGTCGCTGGCATGATCGGGCAGGACCGGGCACGGGTCCAACTCATGACCTCCCTACGGGCCGCTGAGGCACGCGCAGAGGCACCCGGTCACTTCCTGTTCTACGGTCCTCCTGGACTCGGGAAGACCACAATGGGACGCATGGTCGCTGCGCACACGGGGACACGTCTCCACATCACGCTCGCTACTGCGGTGAACTCACCCGCGAAAATGGCAGCGCAGCTATGCAAGCTGGAGAAAGATGACGTCCTGTTCATTGACGAAATCCATGAACTGTCCCGACCCACGCAAGAGTTGCTAGGCGTGGCAATGGAAGACTTGCATTTCGAGTTCCACACTGGCACGGGTCGCAATATGCAGTCCGCAACCGTGAACATGGAACCGTTCACCGTTGTCGGTGCCACGACACTCGCGGGTAATCTGACTGGTCCTCTGCTCGCTCGATTTCGCAACACGATGTCGTTGGACTACTACGACACGGATGACCTCACGGTGATTGTGGAGAAGGCAGCAGAGAAGAGAGGCTATAAGCTAGCTCCGGATGCCGCTGCTGAATTGGCATTCCGCTCACGTGGCACACCTCGAATCGTGCTCGCGCTTATGGATAAAGTCTGTGAGTACGCGGTCGCCATTCATGGGGACCCAAATGCTATCTGCCAGTTCGAGGATGTCTGCGACGGTCTGGAACTGTACGAAATCGACGATATGGGTTTGAACCCTGACGACCGCAAGGTGATGATGGCGCTTTGTGTGACTCACATGGGTGGGCCGGTCGGGATCGACAATCTCGCGGCATCCGCCGGAATCGACCGCAGAACGGTACGGGACATGATTGAGCCGTTCCTCATCCGTGAGGAATTGATGATCCGTTCCACACGTGGACGAGTGGCCACGAAGAAAGCTTACCGGCACTTTAACCTGAAGATCCCACCGACTGTTCTTCAGTGACCATGATACGACTCGGGGAAATGTCGAGTCACATCGCACGAATGCAGCACTGGTGCGCCGGGTGTAGTTTCCAAATTGCATCCGGCCGCCGGTACTCACGTGAAGTGTGGCTGAACAGGGAAACCAATCAAGTGATTGTCCAGAAATGGCATTCATCCTGCCAATCGCAATTCTTGGAAATCAATTCCGGAATAGCGAGTTAAAGCGCTTTAACTCCCATTCTTGGAAAGGAAAGGTGCAATCATGAAAAACAACCTGTCAAAACTGAAGCAACAGAAAGCAAACAAACGTCGGAATGCAAAGGGAATAAACCTTTGGAATCAGAAAGAAGAATTGAAAGAGAAGTTCGCAAAGAGGCTCGGAACAAATAAGAAAGGAAAGAAGTAATGGACCCGTACGATGGTTGGAATGACGATTACGACAATGTCAAGGGTGTAGACGACGACGATTGCTATCGCGTCTGGCCAGAGGATTGACAGCACACGAAGAGCCCCGGTGTCAAGGCATCGGGGCTTTTTCATGCCCAGAATCTACCACCCGAATGGAGTAGGAGTCAGAGACCCGGAATGTGGATCACTACGACCCCCGGAATGGCCCCTGAGAGCCCCTGTAACAAGATCGTTTGAGAGCCCCTTGGGCCTACCCGCGGAACGAAGATCAACGTCCCAGAGAAAATCCTTGTGATCATGGTCAGAGTGTGCTAACGCAACCGACGTCCAGGAGCTCGAAACCGATAGGGCACCCTTACCTATGTAGGGATCAGACCTCCGGAATAGACTTGACAACCCTGCTACACTAAGAACATGACTAAGGAACCTCGCCCCGAAGCCCCGCTCCTCGTGCGCGCGCGCCGGTACCGTCCGCCCAACTTCCGCATCCACGGGGGCGCGGGTCTGCTGCTCCTGGTGGCCGCGCTGCCGTTCATCCTCGGGTACCTCACCCTCATGATCCCGTATTTCTTCTGGACCGGGCCGGTCGGAGCCGCGCTCCGCAACCGGGTACGCGTCGCCCGCTACGCGAAGGCAGTCCAGGAGTGGGAAGCTAGGAACCGAGTCTGACTTGACCATAGCCGGAATTCATGAGAGGATTGCGTCATGACAGAGACCAACGCTTCCGCCCGCTGGCACTTCACGCGCGCGTCCGAGATGGTGTGTTCGGAGTGCTTCGAACCCGTCGTCTCCCATGTCGAGATCACCAACCCGGGTGGGCTCGGGGACGTCCGACACGAGGTCTGGACTCACGAGGATGGGGAGCCGTTGTGCCCGATCGTGGGACCGGCTGGGTACACCTCGTGCGACCCCATGCCCGCTTCAGAGGTCCCCTACGAAGACTAGGAAAGGTTGGGGAATTTAGCACTAAATCCTGGAAATTAGCACTAAATTCAGGATTTAGTAACTAAATAGGTTATCCCAGCTATACGTGACCTATACGCGGAGGAAATTTTTTACGGAAAATCGTTAGCGTGCTAATTTTTTCTGGAAATTAGTGGAAAATTTAATTTTTTACGGAAAATCGTTAGCGTGCGAAATTTTTAACCGAAAACCGTATCCGATCCCGACCTCAAACCTGGAGCCTCCCATGTCTGGTTTTATCGACGGTTTGCTTACACTCACTGATGTACTGGAGGAGGACGAAGTCATATCCTCCCTGACTCCACTGCGCTCGAACATGCGGTACCTGACCGCGTACTACACCGATGTCGAGCAGGGTCGTTTGGTCACGGCGATGCGTCAGCTTCAAGGTGCCGGATTCACCATCACGAAAGAACTTAATACTAAGTTTGCGAGGTTCGTTTGCACGTGGCCGGTCACTGAGCAGGAGTGGGAAACGGTGATCATCCTCCTCAGGATCGAGCGCGCTGCGGTACCGGATTGGGACTCCAACCCACTCTACGCAGTCGATTAAAAAAGGAGGGTCATAATAAAAAAGGAGGGTCATATACCCCGCCTGTATAGACCCCCTACAAGAAGGAGGGTCATATATAAAAAAGGAGGGTCATATATAAAAAAGGAGGGTGACCATCTTCGGGTGGTCACCCTTTTTCCATGCCCAAATAAAAAAGGAGGGTCATCATCCTTCCTACACAGGTCTATTTAGAAAAAGGAGGGTCATATCCTTTCCCAAGTGGGTTCCCACAGTCGGTTTGGGGTGCTACACTTCTCGCATGGCGTTCAAGTTGATGAAGTGCCCGGTTTGCAAGGGATCGGTCCACACCTGCAAGTGCCAGGATGAAGGAAAGTCGACGCTCGCAGTCACAGTGAAGAACAAGAAGGGGAAGACGAAGCAAGTTCCGCACCCAGAAGGTCATTTCACTAAGAACGGCTCAAACTGGTGTGGACGTTGCAATTGCCGATTGAACCCGAGTGGTGTATGCTCGAATCTGAAGTGCTCATCTAGGAAGGGGAAGTGACATGTTCGTCAAGAACGACAACGGATCTCAGGTTACCTTCGAGACTAAATGTGTAATTTGCAATAAGAAGCACACTTTCGTTGAGGACAAGAGCAAGGTTCACCGTTGGGTCTACGGAGCCCACATTCAGGACGTCTGGCCAGAGAAATCAGATAACGAGCGCGAGAAGATGATCTCAGGTACCTGTCCTGAGTGCTTTGACGAGCTGTTCCCGCCAGATGAGGATTGACATGGATGAAGAGCAGATCGTAGAGAAGATTGAAGACTTGCTGAATCAGGGAATCGAGACAGACACTATCGAGACATGGGCTCGCTGCCCTGGTGTACTAGCGTGGGATCTCTTCTACACCACACCTGGTGAGCCTGTCATTCAGATCTCTGCACGCGATGTGTAGTCATGATCAGAAGTAAGACATGTGACTGTCCAGACCATAAGGGAAAGGAAAACGTCACTGAAGTCGGAGATCACAGGTTCAATTTGGAGATATGGGACCAAGCAGAACTTGGTGGAACGGCCTGGCGTTGGATCTGCAAATGCGGAAGCAAAAGCAAGTGGACTTACCAGTCTGACAACGTTCCGTATCACTCTTGGCTTGCCCACGTTAGAAGGAAAGCAAAGCATGTAGAGGAGTATTAAGTGTTCTGGTACCTGTTGGCTCTAGTAGCGTCAGGATTCGTACTCTGGAACTGGCCTAGTAATCTTCCTGCCTCATCCATGTGGATTCTAATTGGGATCCTATTCCTGTGTGCCTACGCCCTAAGGAGCCGTCGGTAGTGAAGAGCAGTACCCGTTCGGAGTAACCATCTAGGTTGTGCCGCTGTATTTGTGGGTGTAGATTCCTTGCATGGGAAGCAACGGGGTTGACACCCACACTTACATCTTCACAAACAAGATGTCTTGGCTCACTCTACGTGACCACTTATATATGCACCGTAAGTGGCGAAACGGATCTACTTCCTTTCAAGGGAAGCCGTTAACCAAGCTGGAGTCAGCCCGAGTAGCCCAATTGGCACAAGGTGCTGATATTCCTTTAGATGCCAAACTGGCAATCCTATTGGATGAGCCTGACTACGTCGTGATTTCTTTTGGCGTCCCCGTGTTGTGGCACGCAACTACCAGTACGGATGACCGAGCCTGGAAATTCGTTTACGAGCGTGAAGACTTTAAAGAAAAAGCAAAGTCGGGTTACTGGGCTCAGATGCGGTTGCTCTCTCTACTGCACGCATCGCTGAACGGTATGGAATCAGCGTCGAATGACGATTGCGGGGTGTGATAGGTTATGGCGGCTGGACGACACCGTAAGTCTGAGGGGATTTCACGACTGTGGAAACGCAACAAGTCGACCCCGGTCCATTTACAGATCCTACAGAAAGAGTCTGTATCTGTGGACATCGAGAGTTCCGAGACCATCCCGAACTTGAATCCGACAAGGATAGCGGAAGGTGTAGGGGCTCCATTGGGAATGATCCCTGTAGCTGCCTGGCCTTCCGAGCAGGGAGAAGCTACCGCAGACGATCACATGCGGTCGGCGGCCGCCATCGATCCAGTGACCGCTGTACGTATCTCGTCCGGTCGCTCGATGGGCTCGCTAGTTGGATTTGCAACACGCGCCTTGACAGCAATGGCAAGTGTTCAGTTCCTCACTCCGACGATCAATGAGGATACCGAGATCCATGATGGGATTCACCACTGAGGATGAGTGGCAAGCCGCGTACTCAGCCGCATACACAGAGTTGCTTCTCGCCCGAGCCAATGGTAGCATCGATTGTAGCGATCAGGCCCTTAGGACTATTGCTACGAAAGTTGTTACAGTCGCAATCAGGAACGCACAAAGTGTAGCTCCCGATGACATTGCGAACCTACCGGGGATTCACGTAGAGCGAATCACCATCGAACGGGTCCCATCGGACTCCGCTGCATGACCTCATAGATAGATCTCCCAAGGATCTGAAAGGCTCTCTCATGCCTGAGGCACTCTCACCCAAGAAGCCCGCTCCCCGCCTGGTGTCGACGCACGTCGTGGACGGCACCGCTCCCCGCAAGACCCAGACGGTCTACCAGGCCGTCGCGCTCGCCCGCGGCTACACGATCAAAGCCGGAGCTTCAACCCGTATGCGTTTGCGCAAGGGTGTCCCGGCTTACAAGACTGAATCGCTCCCCACTTCAGACTTGCCGAATGCCGGTTCCGCCAGTATTGTTGAGGACAACCCCAAGAACACCACCAAGGATTGATCTTATGCCTAACGCAGCAGCGAGGGCGATGAAGCGTGGTAAGGGTGGAAGATTCACGAAGAAGAATCAGAACCCAGAGCCAGTTGCAGAGCCTGAAGATGATAGCTACACTGAAGACAACGCAGTAAGTACCGCGACTAACACTAACGACAACCCTACTGAGGGTAACGAGGAGAAGACCGACATGAGTGACGAGTGGGAGTACGAGAACGCTGAGGGTGGCGACACGCTGGTGGCTGAGGCCCCGGTTGCAGGTCTGCCGTCCTTCGAGATTCAGGACGCGCCTGAGGATTACACTCCGACTCGTCCGTCGGCCGGTCGCAAGCGGGAGCCATCGCCGTTTGACGATGTAGTCCTTCAGGTCAAGGACAAGGGTTGGAAGCGCGTCCCGATCACCGAGGGTGGCGCGAATGGTGAGCACGCAAAGACGATCAAGCGGCTGCTTCAGAAGTCGCAGCACTTCCACGGTCTCGGTATGGAGCTGAACATCACGGATGAGTACGTGGAGTTCATGATCCGTGACAAGCAGAAGCGCCAGGCGAAGGCCGAGGGTGGGAACGGTCAGGCTGCGCTTGACGAGAACTCCAATGAGGATGCTGGTTCCGACGACCGGGACGAGTGAGACTGACAGTACCTAAGGGGAAAACGCCGCACGTCCCGAGAAGCCCCCTCACTACTCCGGTGGTGAGGGGGTTTCCTTTTGCCCAATGGACATGTAGAATAGGAGATGTGAAGGACATGACCGACGAGGTTACACAGGTCCAGGCAGAGAACTCTGCTGGTAAGGTTATCTTGAAGTCAAAGAAGGGTAAGGGCTGGCAGATCATCCGGGACTGTAATCAGAAGGCCATTGAGCAGGCTATTAAGAGCATGGCTCGTCAGTTGAACCTGAAGGTTAAGATTAGTAAGTGGGATGACAAGTCCACTGTCACTTTCAAGGTAGAAGGCTGAAGCTGAAGAGGAAGGCACGACTCTAGACCATGTGGGCTAAGATCAAGAGAGGGGCCATTCTTGGGTTCCTCTTTACTTTCGAGGTAGGAGCCGTTATCATCATGGATGGGATTTGGATCGCCGCTCAAGCTATCGATGCCATCCTGCCTGTCAAGGGGCAGAGGACTCTATTCGACAAGACAACTAACGTGTTGAATGATGGTAATCGAAAGGGCTGAGGTCGGTGAGACTCTGCTACACATGCATGAGACCCATCCGGTTCTGTAAGTGTTGAGACAATCCGGGATTGCTTCAGACAGTGTGTAACTGGGGAGCTACACGCTGACTGAGACGGAAAGTATACCCGGAATATAGGAAAAGCCCCGGAGTTGACTTTGAGTCCTCCGGGGCTTTTCTGTGTGCTCTGAAGTTGTGGACGGTGAGTGGGTGGCTAGGTGGTCATTCGACGCGAGTGTAGGAGCACATAAATCATGACAGATAGCCATTGTGGGGCGCTGGCGCGCCCCACAACTCCTCTATCCGTCTCAATTTACTTACCCCCTCCCCTCCGCTGCACACAGCTTGGTAGCTGGTACTAAATCTCTTAACGATCCTGGGTAGGGTGTAGGTGACCAGTCGAGAGACCACAAGATTGCGCGGCAGCGAGGATCTCACGGACGTCTGAGCGGTCCTCAAAGCCGGGCAAGACATGGACCTGGTAGAGGGTGGGGTCTGGAGGCGTAGCGACCGCCTGGAAGGTCTCAGCGGTCGCGACGAACACGACGTCAGGGTCATGAGTGCTCCAGCCATTGAAAGAACAGAAGTTCCGGAACTCAGTGAAGTTCTGTGCGAAGACATACTGTACGTTCGGAAGACTCATGACAGGGGTGTCCTCTCTTGGACATTGTATTTGGGTTGGAAGGAGTCGATGAGAGCTGACTCTTGAGCCTTAGCTTCAAGGCGAGTGGGATAGAGGTGGACTAGGGTCCTCTGGTGGATGACAGAAGGGAACCACTCTTTGTCTTTGGAATGCTCTCGGAACCGACGGTTAATATTGTCGGTGATCCCTACATAGACTGGTTCGGATGCAGAGAGGGAATCAAAGAGCTGGTAGACATAAGTCGGACCGGTAGACGGTTGGCGTCTAAACTTACGTCGAGTAGGAGACTCCGGAAGAACCTGTAGACCGCCCTGAGCAATAGAGCGGGTATTCGTGATGAGTGGAGAGCGGAAGCGCTCATACGCATTAAATTGGTTGGTCCAGACATAGCCCACACCTGGCTCACGGAGAAGATGACAGGTAGCTCCATGAGTAGTTGCTCCGGTACCAAGAACAGAATCCGTAAGGTCATCAGAGTGCGTACCGAAACAGACACGCTGAGGGAAGAGGTCTCGAATGTGGGTGACTACGTCTTTTTGACCAAGCTGAGAGTTAGCCCAGACAACGAAGCCTGCTTTCCTACCCATAGAGATAGCTTGGGCAAGTAGGTTGTCTTGACCAACCTTCCCCTTGAACAAGATGGGACAGTTGATAAGCTCATCCACAATCAGGATGGTGAATGGATGTTCCTTGGTCGGGATGTGACGACGAGTCTTGTTATTCTTCATCCAGTCAAGTCGCTTGAACATTTGTTGGATGAAGATCTTGATTGCTTCGTCAGCCTTTTGAGGAGTGTCTGCATACTTTCGGGTGTGGACACCATCACGAAGCTCTTCTAGCTCCACTCCACCAGACGGGTCGATGACGATAAGATCGTAATCGATTTCCTGTTGGTTGAGTTGCCTAAGCATGTCCCAAATCAGATTGGACTTACCGGTGCCGGTCTCTCCTCCGATTAATACGGATCTGCCGAGGTCGATGTGCGCTCGGCCGGTAGGAGGCGAGTTCAGATCCATGACCGGCAGACGACGCTGCTCAGGGCTGGTGAGCCAAGGGTCCTGGGCAGTCGGTCGGGAGGAGACGGTGGATGGGAGCCAAGAGATGTGGAACTCAGCCTCACCAGGAGCAATGTAAGACGTAGTAGCAGATTGCGCGTACATAATCGAGCAGATCCGCTCTTGCGCCTTTTCTAGATCCTCTACCGTTTGGGCGGCTTTGCCGAGGTCAATATAAGCGCGGACCGAGTGTCCGGTAGAATCCCCAATTTCCAAAGAACGGATTTTAGGCGTGATAAAACTAGAGGGGGTTCGGATACCGAGCTTAGATCGGGTGGCTGCTTTGTGCCATTGCTTGCGGAATCGGATGATGTAGCGGAAGCCTCGGATGATTCCTGCGAGTGGGATGGTGGAGTGCTGTCGATAGAGTCGTAGAACCCTAATGGAATTCCCAAGGAGGACACCGGTGATGGTAGCGAGTATTGCGAAGGCGAGATTGGTGGTAATGAGTGTGTATAGGAAGAGAAGGGAACAGACAACGTAAGGCCATTTCTTGAAGATGAGGACGGCAAGATGAAAGGGGATAAGGATGGAGACAGGGACGACAAAAAGGTCCCTTAAGGACCAGCCTCCACCGATAGTCCGCTTATTGACTACGGTTACTCGTTCGGTGAAAGGGTTTCTACGATTTCCCATTTTAACTCTCCAGACGGCTTGTGAATTTGCATCCACACATTGCCGTCGGGATCTCTGGTCAAGAGGTACGCATCGGAGGGAGTAGCCCCAATGGCGGCATGGGTTTCGTGTGGAACAGTTGGAGGAAGGAGACAGATTAGGTTGTACTGATTGGAGACTATTTGTCCGCATACCCTGATTTCAGAGTGTGTGGGAAGGTGTCTCCTCAGTGACCGGGTAGACGGAGGCTTATTCCTGGAAGGTCGCGGTGACATGGCCTCGGGGTGTTGGTATGCTAGGGGGACAGAGCCTGATTGGGAGCAGGTATCTGTGAGGTCGAGAAATCCCCCGCCTGAAGCGATTTAGTTTCAGTCGGGGGTTTTCTCATTTCTAAGCTGAGCGGGATGACGGCGGGGGCAGGGTTTTCGGGAATTTAACCCGAATAACGTCATTCTCCAGTCGGACATGGGACGGCAAAGAGGTAGTCCTCGATGTGCCTTCCGTTCTAGCGATAGCAATAGGTCGGGTCATCCAACTAGAAAACCCCTCACATGGACGGTTAGACCAGGAGGGGCTATGAGATTCTAGTCCTTTAGTGGATGAGTTCTGAAGTTGGGAAGTACCACACCATCCACAGCGGGCCATTTAATTTCCTTCATTATTCAGAGAAGAATGCGGGTCGTCACGAGGGTCGTTCAAAGAGTTAAGGTGGATTTCACTAGCGTATCGCTCACCGATAATTCTGGTGTGATCTTCGTTGTAGACAACCCGACCGTCAGTAGAGATGTCAAAAGGCGAGATTGGCTCGTCGGTCTCTGGGTCAATCTCAATTAGGAAGACAGCACCTGACCACCGTCCGGTACTGATCTCAACCAGAGCCATTTCCATAGTAATCACAGTATACCATTCTCTCGTAACGTTTGTAAACGTCGGGATTCAGGCGGAAGCTCTTTTAAGAGCAGTTCCTTGATTTCAGGGACTAGAGGGGTTGCCTTCAGTCCGTCGTTAGCGAAATCAGCTTCTTTCCAGAGCCACTGGATTAAAAGCTTCACACGAGTTTCTTTCGAGACAAACTTACCGTAGCATTTACCCATCCAGTAGTTGCGACGGTTTTCTATACTCTTCTTACTCGATTTCATTGGCGTTAAAAGCGTTAATCTCAGAAACACACTGTGCAAACTTCAGACAAGCCTGTTCAAGTTCCTCTTCAGGCATATCCTTCACTTCGAGAAGCATCCAATCTTGAAGCTTATAGATAGCTTGCTTGTAATCCTTCTCAGCGAACATCTTCTCAATTCTACGCATCCAAACCCTACGTCGACCACTTGCCTCTGATACGCGTTGAGTCACACGGACTGTTCTGATGGGCATATTCCCATTATATCAGGCAGGGTCAACAGAGCAGGAATCCATAGGAGGATTAGGTAGAAGCAGGGAAGTCGGGAGGGGGATCCTTGTTAATTTGGCTTACGTTGGTGCTGACCTGGGGTTTTCCTTCAGGTCCGGTGTGGACGGTCAGTGTCCGATGGGGACAGTTGCCGATGATCTTCAATGTGTGCCACGGTGTGTTTCCGCAGGTCACAGCGATGTGGGGTGGCGGAGTAGCACGAAGTAGCACTCCCGGTGCAACTGAGAAAACCGGGGCTGACCTGCGAAGATGCGCACGAAGTTAGCGGAGTTAGCGGAATCGCTGCGCGCATCATGCGTTATGACTTAAGTAAGAGAAGAAGTCAAGTAAAACTTTAGTAAAAGTTACTTGATCTTCTAAAGAGGTAGTAGGATCCTCCTCCCTCGTTCATTTGTCAAGATCATCCGGGTGACTGGGCGGTCGGGTAGGTCTGTGACGCAGATCACACGGCTTAGATCGGTCCAAGCGTGAGAAAGTTGGCATGCAGGGCTTGACAAAAAAGTCAACCTCGTCGATAACACATCACGTCACGAGACTTCGTCAACTACGTTAACTTCGTAGTGTTTTCCCAGGTCAAAGTACCTTTCCTTAGTTGCACTCCTGGTGTGTTTTTACACAGTTCCTGACTTTTTAACGAACTTCGACCCCCAAATCGGCCCGGGGTGGGGCTCTGCGCGGCCCACTGACCACCGAGGGGGTCTTTCTGGTGCCTGAGAGCTCCGTAGAGCGCCTTAGACGGGGTGGGTGGTCTCCTTGGGCGGGTTAGGCAGGTTGATCTTGTTAGAGAGGCGCTGAGACCCGCATGGCCGGTCAGGGGTGGGCAAAATCTATTCTTCGTGTAGAATAGAGCTATGGGAGAAGCTGTATCTGGTCAGAATCTTGCTAAGCACATGGTAAGTCAGGAACCTGAAGTGGCACCTGTTAGTCATATGAACACTCGTCGTGAGCGAGGAATCTTCGAGCCAACCGAGGGAGGAATCTATCTCGATCCTTCGGACCCGTTTGAGTCTGCGTGCATTAAGATTGTTGAAATGAACAGGAAGAAGCGACAGGACTACGCGCTCGACGGAGACCCCTTTAGTAATTTCCACATGTCTGTAGCCACACTGGGTGTAGATAATTTTGGTCCAATGGAGGCAGTCCTCTTTAATTTAGCTCAGAAGTTTGCCCGCTTGCAATCTCTTCGGAAGAATGGTAGACTGGATGCAGCGGCGAACGAAGCGGCAGAAGATACCTATCTTGACATAGCAGTCTATGGAGTGATCCTGTACTCCATGGTGCTAGCATTCAAGGATGGATCTTACTGAACAACCTAGACCGCTTTCACTAAGTGAATTAGAACTCGCAGTATCGAGAATTACATACAAAACCGGTTGGAACTTCACGGTCTTTATGGATGAGACCATGTTCCGACCGGTTTTCTATGTCACAGCCGAGGTCGACAATGCTTTCCGACCTGGTGAGAAAACTAAACTGTATATCCGGAGTCTTATCCCGACGTGGGTAGTCCGCAGTGAACACGACTTCTTCACGTGGGCACTTCAGCGCTTGATCGAAGCTGAAATCCATGAGACAATGGAGTTCTTCCACGTAGATGGAAAGACTTTAATCAATCCACACGATCCTGTGGAACCTAGAAAGGAGAGTGAAGATGCTAGAGCTACTTCCGCACCAGAAGATGGCAGTGGAGAAGTTCAGGGGAATTCCAGCTGTCTTTATCGGCGACTCAATGGGGGTTGGTAAGACGCTGACCGGCGTACAACGTGACCTGGACATCCGTGCAGCGTGGACGCCATCGACAAAGGACAGTCACTTTAGGACACTCATCGTCTGCCAGAAGGGCGGGCTGTCGGTCTGGCGCTGGCACCTGGAGCAGATGGGGGTATCTCCTGATCGCATTCTTGTGGTGGACCCTGGCGACCGCTCCCAATTTAGCGTGGAACTCGATCTTGGTGCTTGCAATTTCGATTACTATATTGTGCATTGGAATGCTCTTGCTCTACTGCCTGGACTAATGGTCCCGCCCAGGTGGCATCACGTCATTGCCGATGAGATTCAGTACGCAAAGAACCCTAAGACCAAGCGCACACGAGTCTTTAAGAAGATCCCGGCTACATACCGCACTGCTATCAGTGGTACGCCTGCTGACGATAAGCCGCAAGACTTCTGGTCTCCGCTTAACTGGCTTTACAAGAAGCAGTTCTCATCTTACTGGCGTTTCTACAATAAATACCTGAAGTGGCACACCCATCCTAACGGCTTCCGGGTCATTGACGGTGTGCAGAACATCAGTGACTTGCATGACCAGATTCGTCCGTACTACATCAGGCGAACGCTGACTGAAGTCATCGATGACATGCCCGAGAAGACACATTCTGAAATGCGTGTGCAGTTGACGAAGCGTCAGCGGCGTGACTATAACTCCATGGAGAAGTACCAACGCTCTTTGCTTGGCGATGATGAACAAGAACTTGTCATCATTCACAAGATCGCTATGTATATGCGGTTGCTTCAAATGACCATGGGCACGTGCGAAGTTGATTGGTCAAAGTACGAAGCATTCTGGGAGAAGCATCGCAATACTCCTCAGGATGAGCTTCCGAAAAACGCTCCGCAGGGTCCTGAGGTTCGCATCTTGGAGCCTTCTCCAAAGCTCGATGCTCTCATGGAATACATTGAGGAGCACCCGGAAGAGCAGTTCGTTGTTTTTACTAACTTCCTTGACGTTGTAGGGATGGTTCTAGAGCGATGCCAGAAGGCGGGAATCACGACAAGTCACATCACTGGGTCAGTGCTTTCACAAACCGCACGCGTTGCCGCAGTTGCGGACTTTCAATCCGGGAAGGCACGCGTATTTGTTGGAACAGTGAAAGCGGCGGGTACCACCATTACCCTTACTGCTGCCCACACCCTCATCTTCTTGGATCGTAACTGGAATCCATCGGTGAATGAGCAGGCAGAGGACCGGATTTGGCGTATCGGTCAGAAGAATGCTTGTCAGATCATCGATATCATTGCCGATGACACCGTGGACGAGCCACGTTTGAAGAAGATTTGGCAGAAAGCACAGGCCGTAAAGGATGTAGTGAATGTAAAATGAAGGATAAGCGGCTAGAGTGTGGCTGTCATTTTGATTGTACTATGCTCCCACATGACTGCGATGTTCCATGTGAGTGGCCTAGTTGCTTAACCAAAACGGAACAGATAGAGCTAGCAGAGGAACTTAGTAAAGATGTCGGCTACTGAGACCCAGTTCTACATTACTGAAGGTGTAGATAGGGAGGTGATTGTTCAGAAGGCAACTCAGCTTGTTAAGCGTGAAGGCTACATGGTAGTAGTACACGCACACTCGTATTCCAACCCGGAATGTAACGAGCTGTGTCTCCACCTCCCAAAGCAGGAAGAAGTAGTAAGTGACGGCTCCCCTGTATGAACTTCCTGGTAACGACATTGCCCGAGTCCACGCGGCGGATGCTCTAGGGCATCTTAATTCACTAGGCAAGACAGTGCACATTGCACGAAGGCTCACACGCTATGGTATTCTCGGCCGTCGATACTCCGATATCGAGTGCCCTCTCTCAATCTACCTAGTAGCTGTGTTGCCAGGAGTGCAGTGTGCTAGTGTCTCTTTGGCGTGGGTCTCTCTATACTCAGATGACCGACGTCATGCGCTGTGGCGAGTCCCAATTTCTCTACGGGACTATCCATTGGTAAGGAATTTTGTCAGAGAAGTTGACCGTGGACACTTTCCAGGGCTGTTGACGAGTCCGTGAAATGCCTGCTATACTTGAACATGTCAGAAGGTCCCCCCGACTGACAATAGGACTGACAAACTAGAGCGAGAATACGTCTAGACATTGGGCGTGCGGGGTTCTAGGGAGTTAGCGCAGAGGCTGGTCCCGTCCTCTGTCCGACACGGGACACATAAAACTTTATTCAGATGAGCTCTATTCGCACCACACGGACATGTGGTTCGCTGAATAGGGTGGCAGACAGGAAAGCCTCTCGCCTGTTTCATCGAAAAGGAGAGGCATTAAACTTCGGGTTGATCCCGGGGAGCTGGTGGCACGCCAGGTGGTAGAAGGTAAAAAGAATTAGATCACGGATGGAGTCAAACTCCGTCCCGGGTAAGGAGAGATTGATTTCGGCCAATCTCGTGCGCATGAAGCACCACGGTTAAGGTTCGTTCGCAGGATTCCATCCCGGGTTCCTTTCGCCTGTGTTATGAACGTTCCTGCTCAACCCGTGATCTAATTCCAGGCCCAATAGCTTAGTTGGTAAAGCGCCACCCTGTCAAGGTGGAGATCGCGGGTTCAAGTCCCGTTTGGGTCGCTGAGTTGGGCATTGCAATAAAGGTGTCAGTCCGGGGAACTACCTGTTTGAGAGTTGGTTCGCATAGCGACAACCTCAAACCTGTAGTAAGGTGACTGGTAGCGGTGCCCAACTCTCCCAATTAGGAGTACAAATGATTATCGTTGGTTTGATTCTGCTGGTACTGGGGATTATTCTCGGATTGCACATCTTGTGGTACATCGGTCTTGCACTTCTAGTGATCGGCCTTATTCTGTTTGCTCTTGGCTCGACTGGACGGCCGGTTGGCGGACGTAGGTATTGGTATTAACAATTAATAAACTCCCGAGGGGTGCGTCTCGGGCGGAAGATCAGCCGGAATGTTGATCGTCGTGTGCAAACGATTCCGAAAATAACGCACGTAACTATCCGTGGCGCAGTTTGGTAGCGCACTTGCCACCAGGGTTTGGTTGCGGTAGCCTTTGGGCATGACCTCAACCATGAGTGAGTATCAGATTCGAAAAGCTAAGATGCTCGCCTACCTTGGTGGCAAGTGTGTTAATTGTAGTAGTACAGAAGCCCTCCAGTTCGATCACATCGATCCGAAGACTAAGTCATTTGGAATCATGCAAAATTGGGCTATCTCATGGAATCGTTTGGTAGTTGAACTGGATAAGTGTCAGCTTCTTTGCAAGTTACATCACATTGAAAAAACCAAAATTAATAAAGAGTATGGTGGAGGTCACAATAAGTGGGAAGAGATTCAGCATGGAACTCCATGGGGATATAGTAAGTACGGTTGTAGATGTGACTCCTGTAAAAAGGCTAAGTCTGAAGCAGGAAAGAAATACAACAAAAACAAACGGGATGTAGCTCAGCGGAAGAGTGCTAGTTTTGGGAACTAGAAGTCATGGGTTCGAACCCCATCATCCCGACTGTGTAGTTGGTACATCCGAAACATAAGTAGGAAAACTGTACCGCTGGGACTACACATAGAGAAACCCCCGTAGGATTCCCTCTTAAATGAGGCCCTACGGGGGTTTCTTTATTTAGTTATTATTCAGTTGTAAATCACCGAACGTACTCAGACGCTCGGGGTCTCATCGGTGCTCGTGTCCGACGCGGGAACGTCAGCAGGGACCTCAGCCGGGGTATCGGCCACGTCCTGCTGAGCAGGAGTGTCCGCTGGGAGCGGAGCATCCGTCCCACCCGGCGCCACGGGGGTCTCTCCACCGACGTCCGGAGTGGTGTTGCCCGCGTTCACGTCATTGCCGTTGTCGACGGCCGGAGCGTCGTCCGCAGTGCCACCCGCAGACGGAGCAGGCACATCCGTATTCTCAACGTGATTCAGGATGGACTGAGCGGCTGCCTCAAGGGAGTCCGCAGCAGCCTGAGCGGCCGAGTTGTCGTTATTGGCAAGCGCATCCTTGAGCTGCGAAGTCAGATCCTGAATCTGCTGACCCTGCTGGCGCATGGCGGTAAGGGCGTCATTCGCAGCCTGCTCGTAAGTAGCCATATCTCCCCGAATCTTTGTAATCTCGTTCATCAACCACTCTTTGTGGTTGCTTAGCTGGGAGCGTACCCAATCGTAGACGGCCTTAACGTCCTGCTCTAGACCGGATATCCCCATTTGCTCGCGTTCCCACGCTTGAGGCATTCGGCACGTCCAGACTTTGTGAATTAAATTCCGGAACTACTGCTCACACAAATATACCCCGCCTAGCGCGCAGATGCACTAAGCGGGGTATAAGTGTTTGGTTATCGGATGTCGCCACTCCCCTGTAGGGTCCCGGCTTCCTGACGCTGCTTCAGCTTGTCAATGTTTTCTTCAGCTACGTCGGAGAGATCCATTCCCAACTCAGCAGATAGATTGGCTACGTACCAGAGGACGTCACCGAGTTCAGCACGAAGCTTAGGGGTGACGTCATCGAGGTCTAGCCCGTCTCGGTAATACTTCTTCCACTTGTTTGCAAGTTCTCCTGCTTCTCCGATAAGTCCGAGGATACAGTAGTTGATTCCGTCGTCGTCGGTGTCGTGGGGGTAGATGGCGGTGGACTCTGCGTGGCGCTGGTAGTCGTTGAGTTCCATGAATTATCATCCTGCCTTTGAGTTGTTAAAGAGGCTGTGGTTGGAGTGGGAGTGGGAGTTGTCGTTATCTCGGGCGACTGTGGCAGGCTGGAATCGGTAGGTGAAGATGCCGGAAGGATGCTCTGCGTTGTCGTATTGGGTGACGGTGTAATGGTTAATGTCGTGGAAGCTGACTGAGAATCCTTTTGTAGGGTCAATGTCGGCTGGGATTCGGATGATGTTCCTACGGCCGAAGGACTCGACTTTGAGGAGTTCGGAGGGTTCGTTAATTGGAAATCGCCACCTAGGTTAGGGCTTGGCAATCCGCCAAAGCCAAGGTAAAAAGCTGCAATCGAGAGACCTAGTACCACACCCAAAGGGACCGCCACGATAACCAATTGTCTGGTTAGGTGACGGTCCCTGGGGTCCGGCATTAGCCTCTGAAATAGAGGCATTGTCATTACTTCAACCTAAGAACCTGATTTGGATAGATCCGGTTTGGGTTAGAGATCCGATCCCTATTCAGATTCCAAAGGGTCTTCCAGTTCATGCCATACGAAGCAGCAATCTCCGACAGCGTATCCCCGCGAACCACACGATGAGTCGATGGCCCCACGGAAGAGGCTACCGAATCGTGAACCGGAGTGCTCGTTACCGGCTTTGGGGTTACCGGCTTTGGGGTATTCCTCGATGGCGTGGAGGTCCCATGGCTTGACCTGGGAGTCGGTGAAGGCTTTGCGTGGGTGAGATTTGCCTTTGCCGAGGAACCGGATGAGGCTACTGAGTTCAACGATGGCGCCTTACCTACCTTTCCTGACCAGCAATGTTGGGACGCAAGCCAAGGCTGGGTGCCACGACTCGCGAGTAGTGCAGTGGCACGTGCGTACTGTTCTGAGGTGGATGCATTACGTGGATCTCCCTTCCCTCCGACAGAACGCCAAGTTGCCAAGTCAAACTGGAATAGACCGAAATGTGTACCATTCGACGCATTCGGATTCCCGCTGGATTCGCACTGTGCGATTGCATCCAGGAGACTAGTGTTATCTGCTGCGTTGGCTTCAGGAGCCAAAACAAGCGGTACACCAGTGGCGCTAGCAACGCCAATACCCAATGCGAGGAACTTTCCGGTTGTCGATGACGCCCGCTCACGTTCCCTCGTATGATTACCCATTATACATCAACCCTTCCAAAGGTGTAACCCGGCCAAACGGGGGAGAGGATTGGGCCGGGTCCAGGGCCACCTTGGGTAATCACTTTGCCATTGCCAGCGTAGATAGCTACGTGACCGGGCCAAAAGACAAGGTCGCCTGGAACCGCATCTTCTTCATTAATTGGAGAAGCCTGCGCTTGAAGAGTCACTGAAGCACGATAGGGAGTATCAGGATTAATCTGCTTCAGGACCAGCCACACAAAACCAGAACAGTCAAGGGCTGAGAGAGATTTTCCGCCATACACATACGGTATTTGCTTACCCAAAAAGCTTTGAGCTACCTGGTAGATCCTATTTCGTACCGACCCCTGGGGAGCTGGAGTCGGGACGGGAGTGGGAGCAGGTTTAGGAGTCGTGACCGTGGAAGCTGGAGCAGGTTTAGCAGATGTATGTGCTGCCTGCGGAGGCTTTTGGGTGACCGTATTCAATTGTGCGGAAGGCTTTACCCTACCACTTGAAAGGCTAACGGCGGTAGGGGCTTCTGTAGGTACAGACGGGTGAATCTGAGTCTTAGTAGGTGAGACTACCTCACTCGGTGTGACCGAAGGCACGTCAGTCTTCGGACTTGTCTCATGTGGATACGTTACAGCCGTGGGTTCTGGTGTAAGGGAGATCTCGGCACCAATTCCAGAGGCCAATTCTGAAGACGGGATCTTTGGGAGCTGATCCCCTAGATGTGGGTAGAGAAAATCAATGGTGAGGGTCGCCGCAGCTCCGTTGAGCAGGATAAAACCCGCTAGAACTTTAGGCGAAACCACCTTGCTTCTCGCTCGGTGTCTACCTCTTGACATTATTAATCCCTAAAGCCCCTCTCTCGGCCTCCTGTTACTATTGTGGAGGTGGAGCGGGAGGCTCGTTGTGGTTTATTCTGAAATCCTATTAGCGCCAGGTTCTGGAGAGAAGATCTCCTTCACCCTTCGCGACGCTAACAAGCAAGCTATCGACTTCACTATTGGTTATTGGGCTGCTCGCCTTAGTATTGTACGCTACCCGGGGTGTCTAGAGGGAGCGTTTCATATTAGCGGCACCGATAATCAAACGGGAACCGACTCCCATTGGCTGACCTTAGAAAACAGTCAAGTCGTGATGATTCCCGACCCTGCTGTGACGCAGGAATGGAATTTCTCCCGTTACCACTATGACTGCTATTTGATCGGCCCTAATGTGACAGCACCGCCGGTCCGGATAGCGCACGGTCCTTTTATGATGGACCTGTGATTTAAATAACGAAAGGTTAAAGATATGGCAGAGGACCGTCCACTTCGGAATTGCATTGGGTGCGGTAAGACTGATACTGCCCCTCGTGATGCGGTCGCGCTTCCGGATGGCAACACTGTTTTTTGGCACATGGATTGCCACGTCCTTGCGACGGGCTGTGCTGTGTGCCGTGCGGTTCTGGACACCGCTGGTGGTTTCGGTAGCCACCTGAAGGATGACGCTCTCGTGGACCACCTCACTGACCCTGAGCTTGTGGAACAGCACGAGATCTTCACTACTGATGACGCTGTTGGCTATGCCGAGAAGCTGGTGGAGGGCAAGTAATGTCTGTTCTTGACAATGCTGAGGCGAACCGGCTTCTCGAAGCCATTGTTGGTAAGACTACGTACCCGGCTACCACGGGTCCGCTGAAGATGCGGCTCAACACTGCTGTTGGTTCGGACTCGGCTGCTGGTACTGAGGTCACAGCTTCCGGTGGTTACACCGCTGGCGGTCAGGCTGTCACTACGTGGAACGCGGCTGCGTCTCGACAGATCACGAACTCGTCTGTCGTTTCCTACACGAATATGCCAGCCGCTACGGTGACTTCGGTTGACTTTTACGACTCTGCGGGTACTCCGGTCCGTAAGCTTTATGGTGCTCTTGGTTCGAGCAAGGTTGTTGCGGCTGGGGATACACTTTCATTTGCTGCGAGTTCTATCACTGTCGGTTTCCAGGCTGGTTAATGAAAGGGTGGCCTACTTTAGTGGGCCACCCTTCTAACTGAATACCGAATTGTGGGAGCAGTCGAGTGACGATTTCTAGCATTCAGCAAAAGTCTGCTCAGGCTTCTTCTACAGTCAACACGACTACCTGGACATTCTCTTTTAGCTCTGCTGTCGCTGTAGGCGATCTCATGGTCGCTTACATCATGATTTCCAAGCAAACTGTTCAGGTAACAGGAATCACTGGTGGTGGCGTTGACGCTAGTGGTTGGAAAGAAATCACTACCGGTACACCGCTTCGTGATTCCACAGTCGGTGACACCCTGCAAATGTGGTGGGGTCGAGTCGGTACCGCAAATACCGGTACGACTATCACCGTCACATTCAACGTAGCACCAGCTTCGCTTCCTTGTTATAACATTTCTTCGTATCGTTCTACCCTTGGTACAAGCGCGGCATGGGCCGTCAATACATTCGCACGGCAGGTTGACGCATCTAGCACGTCAATGCCTTATCCGTCGATTACTCCGACGGTTACTGGATGTCTTGGTCTTGCGCACGCTGCCCCACAGAACTCAGGTACCAACCCGACAGGCTCGGGTGGTTGGACATTCCGTACTGTAGACCCGTACGGCTCTTGTTCATGCTATAACCTTTCCCTCGGTACGACTGCGGTTGCGCCACCGACAGCTAACCAACCCACTGCCGGTAAGGCTCTTGCTTATACCGCAGCAATTAGTGATGGTCCTACCTCCACTACGTATCAGGGAACAGTTTCTCTTACTGCTGTTCCGACGTTTGATAGCGACGCCATTGATGAGACCTTTGGCGCATTCAACGTCTCGGCTACGGCTACACTTTCGATTGGGCCGGTCGAAACTCAGGCTGCACCCACGACGCTAACGGCCTCGGGCACGCTCACAATCGGCGGCACGCGTCAGCAGCCCGGCACGGCCACCCTCACAGCTACAGCGACGCTCACCGCCAGCCCAGTTTCTATTAGCTTTGCTAACGAAGCCCTGACGGCGGTCCCGACCCTCGCGGTATCGGGTGTAGTAACCAAGTTCCCCACCTTTTCGGGAACTGCTGTCCCAACCCTATCCGTAAATGGGTTGACAGCGGCAACCGGTACAGTCGGATTGACTGCGGTACCAACGCTTTTCGCTACGCCAATCATGACACAGTTTGCCACGGTCAGTTTGACCGGAGTGGCATCACTGACGGTCTCTGGTGTAGTTACGAAGTTTGGCAGTGTGGGACTGACTGCGGTCCCGACATTCAGTGCGACGTATTCCTATACAGGATTCTCGTCAGTCACTCTAAGTGTGGTTCCTACCCTCTCAACGAGTGGGCTGATTACACAGTTCGGGGCGTTCACTGCAACGGCGGTGCCGACCCTTACTGTTAACGGAACTCGGATTCAGTTCGGCACTACGTCTCTAACGGCTGTACCGACTTTTAGTTTGACAGCAGCAACGGTCAGTGCCGCGCCTGTTTCTTTCATCTCAACGCCGACACTCTCAATTGGAGTAATCCAAACCGGCTTCGGTACCTTCACTGGTATTGCTACTGCAACCTTTAGCACTACCGGTTATCAGATCCTTGTCGGAACCTTCACCGCGGTCGCTGTCCCGACGTTGAGTGTCGTCGGTATTGCTATTGATTACGCGGTTACTTCGCTGACAGCAGTTCCGACACTGTCGGTTGTCGGTATCCCGATTGATATCGGTACTGTTTCGTTGACCGCAGTCCCGACGTTGAGCGTGACCGGCTTCCAGATTCAGCTTGGTATTCTGAACACGACTGCGGTTGCGACTTTAACTGTGAACGCAGTTGTAACCAAGTTTCCAGTCTTCAATGGGATTTCTGTAGTCACGTTCAGTGCAGGTACCGTGACTATCGGTGTGGGTGGTAGCGTCCTCACGGCTCTCCCCACCATTGCACTGACGATCACGGGTGATTATCACCTTACGCTTACGCTCAGTGTCGTTCCGCAGTTCTTTGTCGACATCGACGCTAACGTTTTCGGAACGCTACCGCTGAATGCCGTAACCTTTATTACGCTGAGTGGGGGACTGGAGCACACAGGTACTGCCCTTTTCCTCGCTAACGCCGTTATCTCGGTCGCTGAGCCTCTGAGGACCCTCGCCGGGGTCGTCACCCTAGACGTGGTGATGGATCTTGTTACAGAGCCACTGAGGACCCTATTTGCTCTGACCGATTTGACCGTTGTGCCCGAGTTCTCCTCTAATGGGGTAATTACTCGATTCGGCACCGTGAATTGTGACATTGTCCCGCAGCTCACAATCGTGGGAGCGCGTCTTAGCTTCGGTGATACCTCTCTGACAGCCGTTGCTCAGTTCACGAATAGCTTTATTCGTAACCTGACATTCGGTCTCTTCAGTGCACATGCGTTGATCAGTGTCGCAGCTGTCTATCAGCGTGTTGTCTCACTAGAGTTGACTGCCATACCTCAGTACGCTACTGGATATCTGCGTACTCTCTTCGGTGCTGCTGATCTGACAGCAGAGGCTTTCCTGAGCATCCCATACGTGGTGATGCTTTCGTCTCTGTACCTGATTCAGGCACTAGAACTCTTTGCTGAACTTTCGTTTAACGAAGTTCCATTACCATTCTCTGTAGTGTATGACGGTAGGTCTCGTGACTACCACACTGTCGGTGAATGGGAGAAGTCCGATTCAACTGTGACTCAGTCTCAGGACTTCCACACTACCGGAAAATGGAAGAGGTCCGACCCATCCTTGGTTAAGGTGAGTCGGACCTCTGAATTCGGTGGTTACTCTACTACTCGCTGGGAGTAAGCTTAATAGAAGTAAGCACTTCCAAGACAGCATTCTTAACGATAGCTGCGAGCTGTGCCTCGTCTCCCAACGGAGTCGGGGCACTGTTCGTTGTATCGGTAGTGCTGGTGGGCGTGGTGGTAGCTGAACCGACAGCGTCATTGATGATCGTCGTCAGTGCTTCCATGCGTTCATTGCTACGACGCAGGTAGTCAACGACAGTCAGAACCTCATTCGAGCCACCCTCGAACGATGGCCAACCCGGCTTACCGTCTGGGTTAGCCTTCGTATTTCCAGAGTAGAGCTGGAAATTCAGGTTCCGAAGGATCGAAAGAGCTTCCTTCTGCTCGTCTTCACTCAGTGCCATAAGAAATCCGTTCTCAGAAGTATCAATAGTGACGGCAGGAGCAGGATTAACACTAGGAGCAGGAGTGTTAGTCCCATTAACCAACGCATTAAAGTCTGAAAGCGTGCCCTTGAACGCATTTGCGTCTGTAGTGTGTCCTGCGACCTTGGCAGACGATGTGAACTGTAGAACGGCTACAGAGTTTCCTCCGTAGCCATCCCAAAAGTTAGCCGGTACCCGCTGATAGTTATTCGAGGCATAACCCGAGTTGTTATCCGGATACCGTGAGGACCACAAAGCAGGAAGGTCCTTAAGAGAAGGGCTACCAATCTGCTGCCAGTACCAGCGAGGAAGGTACAGGAGTGGAATCTTCGCACCGAGACGCTGTGCCTCATCTAGGAATGCCTTGACGTTCTTGATATCCCCACTGCCCTGCTCAACGTCAAGGCACCCCGGGACACCCGCAACCATCAAAGCCTTAGCAAAACACTGAGCCTGTGCGACCGGGTCATCCGTCGTCAGGTAGTGGTACCCGAGTCCGGCCATTCCGAGCTGCTTAGCCCGCTTTAGCCACGGGATAGACCCTGCGTAGGAAGCCGACGACTTCCCCTGAGAGAGCTTGCAAATAACAAAACTAAAGCCTTCCTTGTGGATCTGGTCAATGGAAATACCAGACTGATAGGAAGGGTGCAGGTCTACACCAAAAAGCACCACTGACTACTCACCCGCCACACCGGCGGTTGGAACGTACTGGTCCCCATCCTGCCCATGATTCTCTTGCGAACCTGGCAGGAAAGTAGCCTCGTCATTCCGATTGAAACCACGTTCCGAAGCTGCGAAATCCAGGTTATCCTGGTCGTCGTCATCCGACGAATTAAAATCGCCTCGCGCTACAAGAGCGTGGTTCGGGTCATTATCGGGCAGATTACGTCCGATACCCATTTTGACTCCAAACCCGGTAGAAAGCAGAATAGGCCCGACTCTACCAAAGCGGTAAGAGCCGAGCCTATTCTACCCTGCGTCGCGGTCAGGTCAATTCATGGAGTGATCAGCCACAATCCCAAGCTTGAACAGTGAGTCCCTGACGTGATCTGGTGATGAGGAAACCAAGGCGACAAAGTCATAAAGCAGTTCGTGCAACTCTGTCTGAGGACAACCCTTCTCCTCACATTCTGTGACCTGCTTCAGAACGTGAGTACAAATGACTACCATACCTTCGAGGATATGCGACTCACAGCACGTGCTAATCAGTGAGATTAGCTTCCGCATTTCATCCAACTGCGTGGGAAACTCACTGTACTGCTCTGCGAACTGATCGTTAATGAACTTCTCAATATAGGCTACGGCAACCTTTAGCAACCCAAACTGGGTGGAAACCACATTCTGAGCTTGTGCCCTAGCTTCCTGGGAGATTTCCATTGGATCAGTCCTTCCAAGTATCTGTGAGGGGAGAGTAGATATGAAGTTCTTTGACGAGGTAGCAGACTGCCTGTCGTACTGCATCGTTCATATGACGCTTGGGAGTCTTAGGAGTCTGGAACCAACCAAGCTTTTCCAACTTCAGATCTGTAGCGAATCCCTTTCCTTCAGAAGACATGTAAGTCTTCATCGGAACGTGGTATTTCTGTGAGACCTGCTTCATGATTCCAATGTACTCACAGGAGATCAGTTCGACCTTAGCCTTACCAAATGAACCATCGGTAGCGTGCTGCCGGAATGTGAAAGCTTCCGAGACAAGGTGAGGCATCAACTTCTCCATGTCACAAAAAGCAATCCATCCTAGCAAGCATTCCCACAGCTCGTTATGATGTTCCTGTGGTCCAAACTGTCCAACTGAGATATTGAAATCGGAAAGCTTCACAACATCTGAAGTCATTCCTTGCTGCTTCATAGCGATGTGGCACCACCCGGTAGTACCACCCGGATCGAACGCGAACACAGAGAAAGGCTCAATTAGGCGAGGCTTACACCTCTGCCCAGTTATGACCAACCTTTGCGTCGGTGTCGAATCGGACATAGTTTTCGGTCAACTCCTCTCCAGTCTCAACCATCACTCGGGAAATCAACTGTGCGATCTCTGGAGCTTCATCCGGAGTTGCCTCAGCGTAGATCGCATCGTGCACAAGGTTTACGATATAGACCTTGTGGTCGAATGTCAAGCGGCAAGCTGCCTCGATGACGATATCCGATGCTGTGCTCTGAGCCATAAACGCTTTAGCTTCGTTACGAACTGAGTGACGGTTCAGCTCGGTAACAAGATGAAAGCGGCGATGACGACCAAAAGGAGAAACAAGAGGGATTCCAGCACAAGCGTTGTCCGCCATAGTTTCCAGATAGTCAGTGATGTTTGGGATGACCTTCTGGAATGTGTTCATGTGACCCTGAGCTTCCTTCACATCCATGTTGAACTCAGGATCAGCAGCAATGCCAGCAGCAGTCCGGCCGTAAGCCATACCGTAGGCAAAACCCTTAACGAGCGGTCGAATTGGGTCCGACTTAACTTCAGCATCGCTTGAATCACTAAACTTAGCAGGAAACATACTGCGACACAGCTCAACAAAAAGATCCCGACTTGGATCATTGAAAATCTCCCTAGTGAATTCCTCCTTAGCTAACCAGGTAAGTACCCGAAGTTCTGCCTGAGACATGTCAACACCGACGAGGACACGTCCAGGATCACTAGAAATGAATTGCTTCTTGATTTCCTTTGCTCGCGGAATGTTCTGACTGTTCGGGTTACGCGCACTGAGCCGTCCGGACGTCGTCCCGTGGATGAGGAACGACGGGTGCACGGTGCCACGCTCGGTAACCCTTGCTCGCATCCCTGCGACGAAGGTTCCATCCATTTTAGTGATGGCCCTAATAGAGAGAATATCCTCAGTGACTCGCTTGACTTCACTGGGCACCTCATGCTTTGGGAGCAGGGATTCCAGAACCTCAGCAGAGGTTGTCTCCATGTTGACGCCGTGGTCTGCGTACCACTGCTTCACCTGATTTGGAGAGTTAGGGTTCAGCGGATGTGGTTCCCTTAGCTTCTTCTGCTTAGATTCCGGATCTGCCACCAGGGGAAGTCTCTTGGCAATCTCGTCGGCTTCTGCTTGGTACTTTTCGGAAAGACTAGCAGAATAGGCGACGTCGAATCCCATGCCCCGCGGCTCGACAAAAGTAAGCATGTTTGAGGCTCGCAGCATGAATCGGTAAGGCGCACCGATTCCGAACTTATCAATCTGCTCCGCGAAGAAGCCATCGAGTAGCCGCGTGACGTGAACGTCAAACGCATTGTATTTGTGGAGGATGTCAGCGGGAATGTTGGCGTAGTCAACCGGCCCCTTACCGTCCGGACCCTTAACGTACGGCGCGATCTCATGCTTCCAGTCTGGTGTACCAAGCCATTCCATACCCATGTACTCAAGGCCATGCACACCTCCATATTCATTAATGGTATAAGACTGGAGCATGGTGTCTCCGGCTAGCTCTGGTCCTCTAAAATCTTCATACCCCAGCCATGATCGGAGGACACCGATATCGTATTTTCCATTCTGGCATTTAATCCGGCACTCATCCAGCATGCGCATGAAGGCGTGTCGGACCATGCGGTTTTCAAAGATATCTGCGGTGAAAACGTAGACGTGATCCGCGTTTCGTACATCAGAGGGGCCGACACCGATGCAGAGCATCTTTTGCATGTGAACGTTACCATACGAAACGTCCTTCTCCGCTCCGACCTCAATATCTACGTAGACAGACTCACCGACATTGAGGTTAGTGATCTCGTTAAGTAGCTGGTAAGCCTGTTCGTATCGGTGGGACTGAAGAGATACCACTTGCCACGACGGTTCATACCAACCCTGCGGGAGGTAATCCGCCGAGACCGCCTTACCAAGGTCAGCGATCAGATACGGAGTCTTCTCCTGGCTTCGGAGGCAAGCCGCAGGATGGAACGCAGGCACTACCTGCATATTTTTTAAAAGCTCGGATTGCTTCGGGCGACCAGCCCTTAAAGAAGTAATACCAGCACGTGCAACGTTCTTGGGGAATACAGACTGAACAGCTGAATTGCCCATCGGAACAACAGTCGTAACCTCCGCTTCGGTCAACTCCGAAATCAGGCGTGGACGGCAGCATTCGATGGCCTCTGGAGGAAGCTTTTTGAAGGATTCTGGATAGTGACAGGCGCATGCGTTCGCCAATACTACTTCGTCTCGGGAGACTCCGTACTGGTCGAGGATGGTCCCGAGAAGTTGCCCCGACGCGCCAACAAAAGGCTCGCCCTTTGCAATTTCCTGACGTGCAGGTGCTTCTCCAACAATCGCAATCCTGTTTGTAACTTGACCAGGATCACTAGTAGGACCAAACACATCACTAGTAGGAGAATCAGTTCGAGGGAATCGTGTAGGGACATAACGACCCCTTTTGTAGAGCGGGCACTCTTCGCAGTTAGCTAGTGGGTGCTTCCGGCCCTGGAATTCGTCGGAGTTGGACTCGGTGGTCGTCTTCTTCTTTAGTGTTAGACGGATAGGCTTCGTCTTCGTCGTTGACAAAACGGTACTCCACTCGGGATTTCTTGGTAGCACCCTGTCCAGCAAGGGTGACAATCTTGATATTGCCTCGGGCTACCAAGGTCTGTTCAATATCCTGAATATCCTTGGACTTTACGTGGAACCGCCGCATGATCTCACTGCGGGAAGCGCCACCATTATCCTTGATGTACTTTACAATCTTGATTGCTTTCTTCTCCCATGGGTTGAGGTCGGGAGTTACCTCAATCCCTCGGGCAAACTCCATTGCGGTGCGTACCCACTCATTAGAGTAGCGGATCGCAGTCACAACGTCAATATACTCGACTACGGTGCTTTTACGTGCACCACTAAGAAGCATCGCAATCTTGATAACAGAGTTTGACAAGCGAGTCAGGATGGGAGTGTAGAGATTGGGAGTGGTAGTGCCTTCGCCGAGACGCGTAGCATCGTCCTGAAGCTGCTGAATCCGAGTCCAGGCATCCGGAGTGGCCGTCATCGTGCGCGGTTCCGGTTGCTTGGTTACTTTCTTAGTCATCCCTGCGATGGTGATCGTCTGAGTGGACGGCTGCTGAATCCAGTACGCAGCGATGTCCTGAACCTCAGCGAGGATGGCATCCCGAGGATCGGCGCCAGTCGAGTCCGGCAGCGGCGGACCGATCACCCGCATTTGATCCGGATTGGTACTCCCGGAAATGAAGATGAAGCGAGGCAGGAATCCGGATCGGATATGATCCATCGTACAGATTTCCTGCATCCGGTCCTTAATGCCACCAGACAGGATGACCAGACGGGGTTTCTTCACTTCAATTTTGCCAGAGCGGAGGACGCGCATTTCCTCCATGCCGTCATACATGCGCGTGAAGGACTCCAAGAGTCCGGACATGTAGTCCTTGCGCATTTGCTCAATCCAACCCGTGATCTCGTCACGGTGGAAAAGCGAGACCTTGCCATCCCGGTCTGACATCTCCGAAAGAATACCTTCAGGGGACCCGTCAGTACCCATGAGGTAATCGAGACCGGAGTCAGTAAGGAGACGCTTTGCCATGTCCATTGAGGTGGACTTACGCGTAATGGTAGTTCCAGCGAGAATCATCGCCCAAATGTTCGGACGGATTTCACCGAAAGAGGTTCGCAACGTAGTGTAAGGACAAATGATGGTGGAGAGTATTACCGCTGCGGCTAGTGTGTGATACTGTTGGGGAGCATCGGTAACTGACCGACCCCAATCGCGATACCTGTCGATGAATGTCTCAGGTAGATCGTCAAGCTCAGGGTCTTCGATCCGCACGAACGTTGCTGCGTGCCCGCGAATCAGCGTGAGATTACCTGACTCTCCACCTCTATTCCTGTTGTGAGCCACTACGCTACCTTTCACAAAAACAGTGTGGAGACGGAAAGGCCGCCCCCTTTCAGGGGCGGCCTCCGACTTTCTGCTACTGAGTGTCAGTCCTCATCAGGAACCATGAACTGACGGATGGTGTTGCGTGCAGTGTATTCCTGCGTGCCAACCTTGCGGGCTGGCTGAACGCCAACCTTCGCAGACAGCGACTCTCCGAGCAGGTCATCGAAATCAACCTCGATCTCGCCCTCCTCGGGGACATCCGCGCCAAATGCCTTCAGCATGGCCTTCAGTCGCCAAAGCGAGTTCTCGGTGATGGTGACGTTGTCGAAGATCTTTCGACCGTTGTACTTCTCCTCATCGCAGTTCACGATTTCGTAGGTGAAGTCAAACTTGGTCGCGCCGAAGTTCGCGGAAGTCTCCGACTTGACGGTGCCCTCCTTGTAATCCTGAAGCTCCAGCTCGTACTCCCCGGCCGGAACCGGATCGAACGACTTCTGGTCAGGGACTCCAGCGAAATTCACGGTCAGAGGCATTTGCCACTCACTTCCTCAGAGAAATTCCAGGCCGCTTAGCCGACTCGGATACTGTTGGTGCAGTCTTGCGTCCCGTCCAGTAATCGTGAATCACACTCATGGTGGGATTCACAATCTGCGCGGGCATCTTGCCGGTCCTGTCCTTAGCCGTCCAGTTCTTTGACCGGCTAGTCTCTAGGACTCGCTGACCCTGCTTATCGAAATGATAGTAGTAAATATCATTCAACATGCCGGGTGCCTCCTTCGCAAAGGAAGGAGAGAATGAGGGAACCAAATCGGTAAGAGCGGAATCCGGCTTACTAAGATCCCGTTCCCAGGCAATAAAGATTGTGTATACCGGGAGCCCACGGAAAGCTCGAATCAGCTTTCGCATCTGCTCCGAATTCTTATTCCAAGTTCCGTCTGCCCACGTTCCCGTGAGGACGTCATCAAACTTGAAAGTCTTAGGAGACTCATTGTGCAGGTGAGCCATGCCCTGCTTCTGAGCTTCAGTAAGGTTGTCAAGGATGACGGTCCGCCATCCCTCACTTCCTACTGTACCAGACTCCGGGTCTGCTGTCTTCGCCAGGTACTCGTATGCGTTCTGAAGCTCACCGATGGACTCGACGTCCAGGACGTCAATGTCCGGGAACTGCTCGGAGATACCCTCGCCGATGCCGTTCTCAATATTAAGGTGGAGGACCGGTGAGAGTTCCGGAACCAAGCAGGCAGAGGCAGCCAAAGTCGACTTGCCGATACCCGAACCACCGTAAAGCATGATGGAAGGCTTGCTCTTAACTTCACTTGCCTTACGGGTCTTCAACCCGCCGAGCTGTCCAGGCTTCAAAGTGGAGGTCATTTGGGAGTCACTTCACCTTTCGATACAGCGAGTTCAGTGTGTACTCATAATCTTCGCCTCGGTTCTTACCGTTGCATGGCGTGTAGTAACCACAACCTGAACACGAGAATCGGCCGGGTGCGGGGTAGATCGGCAGAGACGGTCGGACCATCTCTGAAGCCTCCATACTAAGATTATACCCCATCTGGTCAAGCTCGTACGGTGTCTTCAGGATTGGGAACCGCCGGTGGAAAACCGGCCCGTCCTTCGACTTGAGCCATGCGATGAACTCATCGTAGCATCCATCCTGGTATGCGTCAAAGTCATACTTCTTCACATGCTCTAGGAAGACTGCCAAGTTCGTACCCTGCTGCTTGTCCGTACTGAAGTGCCTACCCTTGATAGTATTCTTCAGGAGTGCAGGCGCCTTCGGGTAGTCCTTGCGGTACTCCGCGTAGATGAATCCCCGAATGTCCAACTCCAGCACAGTACGCAGAGCCCAACTGTAGCCGACTACCTGAGGGTCCATCTGAATCAGGTGGTCACTCTTCTGAACCTGCGCAGCAGATTTGTGATCCCAAACGAAGTAACCACCGTTGGCGATGTCTTCGATCAGTATGTCCACACGGCCATCGTAGGTGACTAGAGCACCTACAGGATGGAACTGTCCACAGCCACCTTCATGTGTTCCCGGCGTGAAACAACGAAGAGGCTCACCCGTCCTAGGATCAGTAAGAGGTACCTGAAAAGCTACCTCAGTCATGACGGGTCGGAACCAGTCATCCTCTACCGGGTGAATGTAGTTGGCATAGTGCTCAATCATGCCAATCCCGAGATCGATTCTCTCGGTGTAATCATCACCTTCGGCAACGAGGATGCGTTCCTGATTAGTTGCCTTCAGGAAGGCTGCCCGCTGGCGCTCGCACTCCTCGGTGAAGGCGACGACCGCACGACTCGCCTTCTCCTCCTTACTGGTGGAGTCCCACGCCTCAGGGTCGTAGAACTTCTCCATACCAATATGGAATGCAATGCCAAGCTCTAGAGGCTTGGGCGCCTGATCTAGGACGAAGCCCTGACGATAGGCCCAGTCCCACCGCCGACGACACCCGTTGAATGAACGGATCTCGGAAGTGTGGATCTGGTGTGTCTCGCGATGCTCTGCTGACGCTGTCGGGTGTACTTCGGGGGTGTCCGGAGACTGAGTCATTCTCGACTCGATTCTATGTGTGGTGTTGGCATTTGCCTTTGTCTTGCACATAAAAACGCCGGTAGCCGAGGGTGTGTAACTTCACCCGACTACCGGCGTCTGTTAAACAGTATAGCACACGTCTGTGTAGACGTCAAGTATCTATTCTGGGTTTGGATCTGGGGCCGCGTGCCGACCTTCAGGATTCATATTCGACCGCTGGTCGACAGGCTGGGAAGTGTCGTTAGGAATAAAGCCAACAGCAATCGTCACGACACCAGCCAAGATAATCTGCATAATGGCTGCTTGTGTCAGACCATGTTGCTCAACCAGAGAATTGACTGCGGTAAGTGCAGTCGTGAGGGCAGAGCCAATTACCTTGCCATAGGGCCAACCTGGATAGTTCGTCGTATTCCAGACGACAGCCGCACCGATGCCTACAAGTGCAACATTCATCCATTCAGTCGCACCCATTGGACTGTTCGTGGTGAGCAGGGGGAGAACTGCTACCAGGATTGCCCCAACTAGGTGCACGAAGGCTTTTGCGTAAGTCTTCATGGCTGGCTCCGCATACCCGGGTCCGTATCTAAAACCCCTGGAGGTGCGGGCGGATACGGAATTCCACTATTTTTAAGTAAATCTACAATCTTACGTGCCCAAATGATAATGTCATTCTTTTCACGTAAGAACATACGGTTTTGATCTTCCAGCGAGTCTACACGCTCACTTAGATGATCTATGCGCTCCCTATATTCAGACTGTGCTTTGCGCAGCTCAACATTGTCTGACCGCCAACCGTCGTCACGTGACTGAGCTACTTTTGCCAACTCTGCTGCGGCGGTGATTTCCTGTGCAGACTTAGCCGTCCGCGATGTAAACCGGTTAGCTACTAAAACACCTAGAAAACCGACAACGGAAATCGATAGCGAGACAAACTCAGAGGCATTCATTACTCAGTAGTCTTCCTTACTATCACAACTCTCGGGTCCGTAGGGTCGGGCCACCCAGCGATAATAAGGATGAATGCTGTTACTAGTGCCCATACCAGGAAGCCGAAGATGGCACCTGAATTCCCGTAGTCACCGCCTGTAAAAAAGTAAATGATTTCAGACCAAAGAAAAAGCAGTGCCCACATGATCGACGGAATGAGGATTGCGTTGAACCCAATTCCGTCACGTGGGTGGACAGAGCGTCGCGACCTCAGGACTCCACAAAATGTAGCGATCACACCGCAGACACCCCACAGAATCCCCATCCAGTGATTCTGTAGGAGATTGAAAACGTAGATAGGTTCTGGGTGATCTGGAGAAGAAAAACGGTCAGAGTTCGGCCGGTTAAAAATAGCAATACCGTAGAGCAACCATATTAATCCTGTAATAATCAGGATTATTCCACGCCTACCGATTCTTTCGATAGAGTGTTGGAACTTAAATACGCGGTACATCTGGCCGCTCCGGATTCTTAAAAGATAGAGGGGCCAGGGAGTATTTGGAGGGAGATTCGTACTTAATAAAGGACCAGTAGCTCCAGGAGCCCCCGAGAGCTAGCAGCCACTTTACGATGAAGATCCAATTAACGAAGTCACCGAAATGGCCCAGTTCAGCAACTGCTCCCAAGATGCACCACCCGAGCAGGAAAAGCATTCTTAGCTTCTGCCCAAGTGTTTCACACTTATTCACTACAGCAGCACTGAGTAAACACATAAAGACGACGTGCGCGATATATCCGATCCGGAGAGCATCCAGAATAGTTAGTTCTGTAGAAGCCCACGGAGTCGAGGGCCCCGTGGGACTAGTGAAAGACAACCACAAATCCCAGTTCATAGTACGTACCATTCTTTACAATACTCTGCTAAGGTACGCAGTTCTGTAACTGGAGATGACACCATTTCATCGAACTTCTCGATGATTCTCTTATCCGTCAAAGCGCAAGCTCGACACCAAATATCCTGCGAAGTGTCGAACTCGTTAAGGTTTAGCTTTATCTTACACTTTTGACAGACTCTGAATAGAGGCATGGTCCGCACCTACCAATCACATTTACGTGACCATGCCTCTAGTATCTCACACCGGGTCAGGTCCCATCGTGTTCGTCCTTTCCTCGTGACTATGGGCCGGTTCCACTCCCCATTGCGCAAGTGGTGCTAGCTTCTTGGGATGGATGTCAGTTCCAATCCGCTTCTGAAGTTCAGTGAGCGCTTCATCATAATTGCGCCCATTCGCGTCAAAAACGATCCAGATCCGACTACACCGCTTGCACGTGATGTGTGGCAATAGGGTCGGGTCCTGGGCTCGGAGAACCATCTTGGTCCGGCCACGAGGATCATTCGGGTTAGGAAGGTCAGTAGGGCCGATTACGTTGTTGAAATCGAAATTGTGCCCGTTCCTGTCGCAGTCATCGTCATAAACCTTCTGACGGATTTCATCGGTAATTTCAGGATTTACCATGTCACGTCCAAAGAATCCAGTTGAGTGCGATTGAGGATGGTCGATTGTCAACCGTGGTGCCGGTGCCCGGACCGTTGTCGGTAGAGCCACTCATCGTGTGGTTGTGACTGTCTGTGGTGTGTGTATATACACCATCACTTGTAGTGTTATTACTGTGAGCGTGACCAGGGTTTCCCGCTCCCGTGCTAGATGCGACGGAGTGGAAGAAGTCTTGGTAGCCTGGCAGAGCAGACGCGATAGTATCAGCACCAGCGTTGTGGAAAGCGTGGTTTCCACCATCGGCAGGAATACCATGCGTGTGCGTAGATGTGTGGTCGTGCTTGTGGCTATCGCTGCCAGTCGCTAACGATCCGAATCCATGTGCATGTTGCGGGAACGCATTCGTTCCAAAGAGTGTGCCGATTGCCTGCGTGGCCGAGGCTCCCATAATAAAACGATCCCTAAGATCAGGAACGGTGAAAGTAGTATTTCCGTCACCAACTCCGAAAGGTAGATTAGCGCCGACAATGGACTGATCCTGTACCCACTGCCACAACACCGCATAGGTAGTTCTGGAAAGTGCCTGACCCTGCATAAGTACAGAGTTAGTCGGAGCAATTGTTCCGATCCATGGCTGAATAAATCCAGTCGGCATTCGTGCAGTCCGAGACTGAAGAGTTGTATTCATGTCGTCAACCTGCTGCTGCAATGCTGCGATCGACGAAGTAGGATCTTCAAGCGGCCTATCGTCTGCCATTCTATTTCACCTCTTTTCTACCTACTAGCTACTAGGCAAATTGTGGAGTAACAAGTTCCTTACCGGAAGCCTCCACCTTTACCTGACGCTGACGGATTCGATAGGCACCAGAAATCCCAAGCTGCTCATGCAGAGTGTACGAGACTGTGTCGCCGATATCGTACATCGACAAGTCAGAGTCTGGAGTCACAAGAGCGTCCGGACCAGGAACCCAAAGCACATCACCACGTGCATCGACTAGTGCCTTCGTGTAAGAGTCAAGGGTAGCCTGGACCGAAACTCCATCGAAATTCTGTACAATTGCTGAGCGACCGTACGTAGCCTGTAGCTGAGTATTGAACGCAGAGGAGTAAATACCTCCGTTGGTTCCACCAGTCGACGTACCGGTTCCGTACGCATCCGATGCCACGTCCTGAGGTGCAACCGAAACCAACAGATTTGTGTTGGTAACGTTGCGCTCATCGAAGACAATAGCACCTTCACCCGTAGACCTATCCACACCCCGCAATGGATACGACATGTTCAATTCTCGGGTGGTTGGGTCAATCCAGTAGTCAAAACCGTTCTGAAGCTGCGAGAGGTTAAACAAGAGCTTGCTAACGTAGTTCAGCTCAGACTTCAGATACGTAGCGTCACGCAGAACACCAGAGTTGGAGATTGATGTAGTATCAATCCCAAAGTTACCGAAGGTAAGATTCTGCCACTGGTCGATTAGCTGCTTACCAATCATAAACTGATCGATTTGCTTGAACGTCAAATCAGCGACAACTACCATCATGTCAAAGTAAGCTTCGAGAGACTTTGCGTTGATGGTAAGAGACTGATTCTGGATCTGCCCAGTGATCCACGGACCTGCGAATACCAGACGACCATTTCGGTACAGCCACAACTCAGTACCCTGAGTTGAAAGATTCCGAAGACGCTGCACAATCGGCTCAGTCAGCGACGAAACCTGGACACCGACGTTCAACTGTGAAGGCTTATTCAAGGTTTGGGTGTAGGCCAAGCCGTCGAACTGAAGCGGGTCAATCTCGATGAAGGTCGGTGGGCCGTTCTGCTGTGGTACGCGCGCCACACAGACCAGCTCATAAACTGCTGCGGTGCCTTCCTTCGGGATAAGTGCAGAAGGAACGGCCGTGACAATACGAATAACCTTGTGACGACCGAACGCTTCTTTACTAGCAAGTCCCTTACCCTGAAGAGTAACGGGACCCGGAGTAACCGTTGCTTGACCGAAGTTGAGTGCAGACGGAATCCCGGTGGGTCGGGTCATGAAACCCATAAGGATGGTGGCGATGCCGAAAGCATCAGGCTCACCAGGCTTAGGACCCAATCCGGAGTGCTGAAGCGTGACCGGACCGGTAGTTACCGTGCCATGCCCGATTGCTACTGCACTAGGAATCCCATGATGAGAAAGAGTCTTATCATCATGGATGACAACAGCCTTACCAAATGCGTTAGCACTAGGGAGACCGTGATGTGCGATCGTCTGAGTACCAGACTGAATCTCAATCGCAGCAACGGTGGAAAGCTGGCTCGTTGGATTCGTGGCACCGACCGTATACGCACCGGCGACAGCCGCAACCTGCGTACAACAATCAACTACATAGTGAGAAGACTTGTAGTCACGACGAATCTCGGTGGTTCCGGCACCACGATACGTAATTGTCGTAGGTGGAGTAACACCGTTATAGTCACAGCTTACCCACGCAATGATGGAATCGTTGCGAGCTGTCGTCAGTGAGATATTCGGAGTGCTCTGCTTAGTAGCAGAGGCAATTGCGGGTGTCGTTGCAATTGTCGCAGCACCCCAACGCTGGTACCACATACTGTGATACGAGTATGAAGTGGAACCGCCACCAGAGAACGGGACCGTAATTGTCTGTGCAACCGCATGAGCGGAGTCGACAACTGCGGTCCAAATACGCATCGGAGAAGCACCCGATACGTTAATGTCGAGACGTAGCGTAAACGTCAACCCAGAGGATGACGTTACCGAACCAATCGTTACGGACTCATTCTCAGTAGTAGCGAAGACAACAAGGACTTCACCGACACTGGGAGTGAATGAAGATGACACACAGCTTGCACTACTGTATGAAGTATCAACAGAGACAAGCTGATCGCCAACTAGAGTAGGTGCCACCCTTTCCTCCTAAGTAAAGGGGGAAGGGAAGGCTACAGCTTGAAGATCTTGTTAACTCCAGAGTCCCACGCGATGTTGATGTTACCACCGTTAGGAGTCACGGGAAGTCCAGTAGCATCATCGATGTAGGCAATAAGGCGCTGAGAAGTGGTAGCCAAATCAGCACCACCAGACGGAGCAGACGACTGGTAAAGAATGTAACAAGAGCACGCAGTACCAGTCGGGACCGAGGTGAATGTAACAGGGTCAGCGTTGGCTACACCGCCCGTTACAGAAGGAGTGGTGAGCGTCTGAGTGGCAACGATGGTCGCACCAGAGGAAGTGATGTCCGAAAGGAACTGGTGAGCATCATTAAAGGTGTAGCCTCGCAGAAGCGAGACCTTAATGGTCCCAGTATTCCAGTCAATAGAACCGTCGAGGAAACCCTCGCGACCCTTAGAGTACAATGCAGAAGCCATTTTAACCTGCCCAAGTATCGCGGTAGTCCAACGTGCACAGAACCGGAGCCCCGGCAGGCACAGTCTGAAGATAAATCTGGTTGTAACCCTCTTGGCCTGTCGGGTCAGCGTCGATACGGAATGGTTCACGCGGGAGTGCCCACGCACCATACTTGGACTGACCGTCCAGAGTAATCACTGACCGAGGTGCACCAGTGATTCGAGACTGCATATCCCCGACCAGCGTAGATCCCTTAGGAATGTTCAACGACACGTCAAAGGCGACCTGAGACGTGATATTCGTCAGGGTTACACGGCTAACGGTCGGACCCGACGTAGGTCCGTAGACCGTAATCACAGGGTACGCAGCGATATTGCCAACGTTAGTGATGTTGACGAGGTTAGGTACTCCCGACACTGGAGAGTTCGGGATGATGATGTGATGAGGCACTGCGGAATAGTGACGGGGGTCCGCAGCTCGCAGGGCGAACTTCTGATTAGCGAACGTGATTTGCTTATTGTTTCGCTCACGTACCAAATCAGTAGGCCGAACGTACATCATCCTGGCAACGTCGTCAGGGTGTCGCCAAACAAGCTGCCAGTCCTCATTCCGCTGGGGGACGAGTGCTCGGTACAGCAGGTTCATGTTCAGCTCAACGACGTCCCGGCCCTTGCCCACGTTCATCTCAAAAGTAACAACGCGTGCAGACCCGAGGTCGACGCCTCGGAGCGATCCGTCGGCCCGGGGGAAATCCTGGTCGCTCGTGCGCACTGAGTGGCCGCCGAGCCCCGAGGTCCCCTGGACGTGGAACTGAGTGCCGGAACCGATGAGGAAGCGGTTTGGCCCAATCCAATACTGATAGTTGAATGGCAGGATGGTTGCCTGCTGTCCACTACCACATTTCGTGACCGCCGGATTGGCTTTACTCTGAAGCGGGCCAAACGCCGTCAGAATACCGGTAGACTTACCACCCGTCTGAGTGGTTGCAGTTCCAGCCTTAGAAGTAAGCTGCTTAGGTCCGGACGAGCCTCCACGAAAAGTGGCGACAATCGCAATCCAGTCACGATACGAAGACAACCAACAGGAAATGTTGAAGTACGTACGGATGGATGCGATTAGGTGGTGGTGAGTCCACCTTGTTCGATCTGAGTCGTCGTTATAGATTCTATTTGCATAGGAGTATGGACTCAGGGCTTCGAATAGTCGAACCAAGCCGCCCGAGAAGCCACTCTGCGTGCAGCCGGTGTACGCATTCGCGACACAGGCAACGACAATCTCGTCAGCCTGCACCGTAATACCGGTCTGACCCGAGTCACACCTATTGGAATAGGACGTACGAACGACAACCTGATCCAATGCATTGGACTGAGACGCACCGCTGTATTCCATAACTCGAAGCTGAATGGAACGGTCATCACGTGCAGAGACCGTAATCGAGTTCATCGTCGGAGCGTTCTGGTAATACCACATGTAAAGGTGGACTCGGCCATATGCGGTCGACCGCACCAGAACAAAACCTGGATCTGAAATCTGTACGTCGCAAGCTCCACCGCCGATAACGGCAGTAGCAATCACCAGAGAACCTGGAAGCGTCGGGTCCTCAAAAGTCGCCTGACAACTCTTAGTTTGGTATCGGCAAACCGAGTTGTAAGCGTTCTGTACTAACTGGATAGTAGTGGTCATGGGCTAATCCCATGCCGTCACGAGCTGTCCCGTAGCGAACTGAACAGGAGTGTTACCGTTGTTTACAGTGACAGGAGTGTCTAGAGCATTTGTGTACTCAGGGACACCACCACTAGCAGCCGTGAACCAGCCGTAATAGAGGATCTGACCCCAGTTAGCGGTTGGGTTGGCAAATGTAAACGCCGCACCATTAGTCTTCGTGGTGACACCACTAGAAGTTGCCGCAGCCGGGAAGTTGGTAGTGTTATTCACTACTGCGACTCGCGCGTAGGCTCCACCAACAGGCTCAGTAAAGTTCGAACCATCTTCGTTAGGAATGGTTGTGGAAAGGCCGAGGTACCACGTGGCGGGAGCCCAAGTTGTAGCGCCCCCGCCGAACTGAGAATCGGCAATCTGCCGTTCCCTCTGGTCAGTAGCCATTACTTATCCCAATCGCAGAGCCAAAGCGGTGCGACGGGCCGTTTCCACTGGATCACCGGATTGGTCGTGAACATTCACGGTCGCACCAGTGCCAGTACGCAGTAGGATATTGGCGATATCATCCAACTTAGAAACGACGTCGTCATTGCTTACACCGTTAACGGTGCCAGCCACCATGCTATCAAACTTAGCTGTCTGGTCTGCATCGAGGATTCGCTCTGGCTTCCTAGTCTTGTTGATTGCCAGTGTCATTCCTGGCATGAGAAGTCCACCCGAGTCATAACCCGAAGGACGGTTCAGCGGGTCAATCGCAGCAATCGATCCGTAGCGGTGCAACGCATAGTTAAGACCAGCGTAAATGTTGGCAAGTGGGTTTGTAATTCCCAAGCCGACATACGGACCAGCATACGCCGCAAACGTTGACGGAATCGTCTGCATGAGACCCTGCGAGGGGTGCCCTGCCCGAGCGTTGGAGTCGGTCAGGTTAATGGCGTTCGGGTTACCACCCGACTCGAAGTTGATTCGTCGCTCAACTGCGGCCAGCAGAGAGGCAGGCTGACCAAGTTCCGCGAGGACCCGCAGGATGACCGGTGCCCACTGTGCCGCTCCACCACCAGGGCTACCACCGATGATTGCCGCCGCCGCCGCCGCAAGGGCATCAGTAATCTTCTTCTTAACGGCATCACCGATTTTGGTGGCAACTGCCTTACCAATTTCGCCGATAGGACCAGCAGCAAAGGCTTTCATAGCTGAACTGATAGCCCCAGTAACGTCACCGAGTGGGTCAGTCGAGAGACCCTGTTTCTGTGCCGTCTGAGTCTGCGCCGCAACCGACGATGATCCACCACCACCGCCGTATGGGTTGTAGCCTCCACCACCGACTACGCCACCTCCAGCCAGCAACTGAGTACCGGCTTCCTGGTGTAGAGCAACCGCGTTCGATCGGTGTTGCGGATCTGTAGGAATGACGTACTCTGGATAGCGAGGGTTGCCTTCTCCGACGATGGCCCTAGGTCCATTCGTCTTAAAGCCAGCTCCGACAGATCCACCACCGGCAAGCATCTGTACTTCGTCAGGAAGCACACCACCGGTAGCAAAACCGGGAATGTCTGGAATCACTGGAATGAGCAAGAACTTCAGTACAACGTTAAGGCCATTCTTCAGAGTATTGATAACTCCGATGACGTTGTTGACTCCAGTTCGAACTGCTCCCGTGATTCCATCCCAAACACTAGAAGCAGTAGTCTTGATTCCTTCCCAGACTCGACCGAAGAAATCAGAGATTCCCTGCCAAATTTGATTCCACTTAGTGGAAATCGCATCCCAGGCTCCTGTGAAGAAGCTAGAGATTGCATTCCAAAGCGTAGTAGCTTGCCCCTTAATACCATTCCAGATATTCGTAAAGAACGTCGAGATGGCATTCCAGACAGTATTCCAGGCGTTGGAAAGTACGTTCCAGGCATTCGTGAAGAATGAAGCAATAGCATTCCAGATCGACTGTGCAGTCGAGGAAATGTTATTCCAGATCGTTGTGAAGAATTGTGAAACCGTATTCCACAAATTCGACCAGTTAGCGCTGAAAACATTCCAACGCTCAGTAAAGAATGCAGCAATAGCATTCCAAATACTCTGAGCTGTAGACGAAATCGCATTCCAAATAGTCTGGAAGAAATTCGAGATCGTCGTCCAGAGATTCGTCCAGCTTGTAGAGAAGGCAGCCCAACGATCCGCAAAGAAACTAGAGATCGCATTCCAGACAGTTTGAGCAGTGCTCGAAATCGCGTTCCAGATTGTAGAGAAGAAATTCGAGATTGCAGTCCAGACCTGAGTGATCAGCTCATGATGCGCCTGGAACAAACGCTGGAAGTAATCAGTGATGGCATTCCAAACTGTAGTAGCTACAGAGGAAATGCCATTCCAGATTGACGTGAAGAAATCAGAGATTGCCTGCCAAATTGCAATCGCCGAATCACGTGCTGCATTCCAACGATCCTGGAAGAAACTAACTACAGAATTCCAGGCATCTACCCAAGTTTGCTTAAACGCATTGGTTCGATCTTCGAAGAACGAAACGATAGACTGCCAGATATTGCTAAAGAAATCGCCAACGGAAGTCCACAGACCTGTCCACGCAGTCGAGATCTGATTGATCATATCGTTCCATCCGGTAACAATGTAGTCACCGAACTCACGCATACGATCGCCGAAGTGTGTAAAGAAATCAACTACAGCATCTACTGCTTTATGGAACCAACCGATTTTATCATAGGCTGCCTGGAATGCAGCGACGACCGCCATGATGGTTACAACTACGAGCATGATTGGCCCGCCGAAGCCGGATATAGCAACCACGATAGCCGTAATACCAAGTACAATAGCGCCCATCCAATCGGGCGGAATAGAGTTAACTAGCTTCAGGCACCAGTTAACCACGTCCATCATCAAGTTACCAAGAGGGGCAAGTCCCATAGCAAGATGCATAATGAACGTGACAAGCTGAGTTACGAACTCAATGACGCGTGGCAAAGATTGAACTGCCAGATCAATGAACCGTTTAAAGTTAGGATCAGTTCCTAGGTTACTTGCCCAGGTAGCAAGATCCTGGAACATCTTGACAAGCTGATCCATGATCGGACCACCGAGCTTCATAAAAGCATCAGTGATTCCGATAACAGTCTTGATTAGAGAAACGCCGATGGTGGCAAAGTCCCTAAGGACCGGACCAATCTGCTGCCCGACCATGGAAATGAAGTTCCCCCATATGGAGGAACCAAAGAATTCCTGAAAAATGCCGAACATCTGAGTAAGCGCGGCAGATACCGGCTTCATCAGAGGTTCAAGCGTCTTCAGGATGGACGTCAGCAGGTTGAAACCGGCAGCCATTGTCTGGCCGACGACGCCAGAGCCGATCTCCTGAAGCGTCTTTACTTCATCCTTCAGCCCTTTGAATGCCTGAGCCGCCCCACGCAGAGACGGAGGCAGGGCGTCAATCCCCTCTTGACCCTTCTTAACTGCCTTGGAAATCTCTTCAAAGGCAGGGACAGCCGCAATGGCGAACGCGCCGACACCCACACCGGCGACGACGAATGCAGAAGCGAGCATTCCGACGGCACCTATGATGCCGATCAACGCAGCGGATATCATAGGCGCCAAAATGATGATCGCACCAGCTATCATTTGGATGCGACTCAATGAGCCTTCGGCTTCACCACTACCCGGGCTACTAACGAAGATAGTAGCGATACGGGTTCGAGCTGTCTCGTCTAGCTTTAACCTCAGAAGGTCAAGTTCAGCCTTAGCCGCAAGAGAATCCACCTTGACCTTGGTAGAGTAGGATCGCACCGAGAAGATTCTCAGGTCGAAAAGAAGAGTATCAAACTCTTTACGTTCTACATTGACCTTCGCAGTAGCGGTAGCCGCCTTACGTGCGAATTCGTCAAGCTGTGCCTTCAGCTTGTCCAACTCAGCGGAGACGCCACGCGAGTCAAGGTCAAGCTTTGCGGTGAAAGTCTTACCGTCGAACTCATCTGCCCGTGCAGTAGCTTCATCCAGAGCTACCGTAAACGGATTGAGATCGAGGTCCAGAGTACCTTCGATTGATCCTGCATCAAAAGCCACTCTGGACCCCGATCCCTATTCAGTTATCCCCAGGCCATCTCATCAATGTCAGGGGTGTCACTGACTTTCTCAACGCTATTCATTCCGGGCAGATCCAGGATATCACGGTCCTCTAGACCGTCATCTTCCTCTCCTGATTCCCGTCTCAAATGAGCGTTGAGTTCTTCCATATAGACCCACTGCTGCCACCAGGGCAGAGCGTTCCACTCATCAATTGAAAAGTGGAGGTAGAACCTGGCCCGAAACCACTCTAGACGCTGGTCAGGCGACTCGGTGAGTTCGTCGTATCGGGCCGACCAGCTTCCGGGTTAAGAAGATTACCCATGACGTAACCAACAAAACCCATGAAAGGACGGTAAGGCAACTTCTGAAGTACCTCTAGCGAGGGGGAACCGCCACAGAGCTTCGCGACCTCAACCGTGATCTCTTCAGCAATTCGCTCATACGTCGACTCGTCATCAACGTTGCTCAGCGTGCTAGCAACCTGCTGCGCGGTAGCCGAATCCGACGCATCCTGCCCGACCAGACCCATTTCCTTGAACTTAGCCTGAATATTCTTCAGGAAGTCGTTCACGAGCTGGCGGGAAGGCTCCGGGATAAAGCCCTTGTGACCATCACCCGGACCCAACCACTGAGGATCGGAGAAGTCATACTCAAGCGACCCTCCGATTGAATTTACATCAAACTTAGGCATTGCCTTACCGTCCCCACCCTAAAGGGTGATAGCAGGAAACTTCCTAAATCAGGAAGTCTTAGGGAGATTCATCTCCCGAACCACCATATCGGTGATCGGAGACAGAAGTCGGAAGGACACCGCGTAGACTCGCTGAGTCTTAGAGCGGGTGTAATCCGTCTTCACCGTAGCGACAGACAGAACGTCCTGCCACAGAATGCGCCGCCAGTACGACTTGTTATTGATACCCTCGACACCGAGCGTCAGGTGGTCAAGCTCCTCAGTGAACTTGATTTCCCGATAGCCAGGCTCCGTGGCCGAAGGCGCGACAGTGTTGATAACACCGCCACCGTAAGCCAGAAGCATCGTCTCCAGAGTATCCTCTGAAAGCGTGGTGTCAATCGTCGGGTCAAGAGAGTCAGTAGCAACGTCAACCGCGTTGCTCTGCTCCTCAATAGTAATATCAGTCGTCTTGCGAGACCAGTTAAGAGTTACACCCGACTGAGTAGCGCCAATTGGCGTCCAAAGCGGGTCTCCCTTAGTAGCGTCTTTCCAATCCCCACCGAGATCCAGAGTGTTGTCTGGAAGCGAAATAGTAGGGCTGTAGCCCTGATACCACACCGCAGCAGGACCACGGACAACATTTGCGCTCTCATAACGAGGAGAGGGACCCGGCCCAACAGCCATTTTTACTTACCCCCGACAACAACTCGAACGCCGCACTGCTCCGCAAGCTTCTCAACCTTGTCAGCCTGCTCGCGAGTCAGCTCCACACCATCACGAGTGACAGTCGGGACGTCCTCAACAACGAAATCACCAGACGGCCAAGCAGTCTTGACCTCAACCTTGCCAGAATCGGTAGGGGCATCCTCAACCGAAGCATCCGCAGGCGCAACGTCGTTAGTAGAAGCAACGTTTGCATCCGTGGCCGCCGACTCGGAATCGGTGTCCGACGCTCCGCGCGCCCAAGCCGAATTCGACTCTGGATCTGGACCCATAGCCATATCCACTCCTATTAAATTACTATTTAATCAAATGGCTGGTACAAATTCGTACCAACATGGAAAATGTAAGAGCACTGGAAAGTCCAGCGACTCTGTGCGTCCGTAATTGGACTACTAGTCGGAGCACCCATCATTCTGTAGATGCTCTCAATGTGTATATTTTCAGCAATATCAAAGTTGGTCTGTGATGCGAGGATCACAGAGTCAACTTCGTAAGCAATGTCCTCAGCGTCACTGAAGTTATCAGCACCACCACGACACTGGAAGTTGTACGCCGGGTTATCGAACGCACCTTCCATGTCGAATCCCCGACCAGGCTGCGGGATAATTCCGATAGCCCGATGTGGGAGATTAGGAGGGAGCCGCCCAGGGCTAAGCAAGGCCCCACTTTGAAGTTGAGGCTCAATCCAGTCAATAATGTGTTGGACCTTGAGCCGTGGAACTGTGATATCAAACGTACCCGGGATTGTCATATGTGTGGCAACCCCTCAGGTCGACGGCCGTAAATCGGAGGACGATCGTAAATGACTGTCCCATTCCGAGTCACGAATGGGTGACCAGACCCGTCCAATTCGCCAATTTCCTTAGGTGCATTATCGAAAACGAACTGAGCAAATTTCTCAGCCGTGTCGATCATAGCACGTTCAAGCCCAAGGCCCTCATCATCGAGCACCTTGTTCGCAATTTCTTGCATGAGAATCACCATGTTTTCCAACATGGGTGCCCTAAGGTATTCCGCACGTCCACCACGAGGATGATGGAACGTTAGCGTCTCGTGCTGGTTTTGTGCGTAAGCCTGGTCAACCACGCAATGCGCAGTGATATGTCCTGCTCCGATGGAATCCCGAAGCAGTGCAATTCTCTCACCGAATGTACCAGCCATTACCGCCACACCCACATGGGAGGAATGACACCTTCGGAAGTGTTAAAGATCGGAGCAGACGGGAAGAGAGGACCGCCGTACTGATTGTAAACGGTCCCGTCTTCCATCCCTGAACTACCCAGCTCGTCTACCGGAACCTCAACAGTCCCATTGCCAATACCGGTAAGCAAGGACAATGCCCGTTGGTACCGCTGAATTGACGAGTCCAGAGTGGACTGGAATTCACGTCCACTCCGGTAGGTAAGAGTAGTGAGATAGACAGCGATATCTACAGACAGGTTGTGCAAAAGAGGTGGCACCGACACATCTGTCAGTGCCACCCCCTCCACCGCAATAGGCAATACATACCGCTTACGCAGAGCTGCATTAATCTGCTCATCCGCGTTTGAAATGGCAAACTCAATCTGGTCATCGTCCAGAACATTCGGGGTCAGCGACTCAGCATCACCACGAGCCCCAGTCAATACTGCCCGAACGTCCTCAACCTTTGAGTAAGCCATCTTGTATCTCCTACCCGTTCAGAAATTACTTAGACGTCTGAGCACGGGCGGACGAGTCGTCCCCCGCGACCCCCCTAGCCTTGCTCTGTGGCTCACTGGCCGACTTGTCGGCATCCTCGTCCTTCCACGGGTCCGCATCCGAACCCTTCTCCACAAGGTGAGGACGCGCACCCTGAGTGAGGTAGTCAATCTCCTCCGGAAGGAGATTCGGGACCACATCACCACGGGTGTAACGGTGCGACCGAGGCCGTGGGGTGTCCAGCGAATCTGGGTCGAGTCGGACCCATGAATCCGCAAGCAGTCGATACTCAGCCATTTCTATTCCCTCCCTCAGAGAGCGTAGGTCGACGGGTCAACCGACGTACCCTGAATACCATTCAGCAGAATGATGCTCTTCGGGTTGTCAATCGCGACCAGCGAACGGCGGGTGATGTTCGAACGGTACGACTGGTTGTCCTCGTTGTACCGCAGCGGGGTCACATCGAGAGGCCACTCGTCAGAGATAAAGCCCATCGTGTTCCGCTGACAAATGATCGCCCAGTTAGGCGAGAGCCGCCACGAGGTCATGACATCCAGAGTCATGAACTTGCGAGGCATAAGGCCGGTGTACCGGAGCTGCTGACTCGCCAGAGGCGAACCCACGAACACACTGTTGACCTCGTCGCTGTCGATGAAACCGGCAGCGGTCGAGGGGTGAATAATCAGGGTGTCCGGCTGGTAGTTAAGCCGGTCCATGTTCTGCGCACCAGCAGGCTGCTGGGACTGAATGGTGTAAATCGCGTTCGCAATGTCCTTACGGATACCAGCAGTGGGACCCGTGCCGAGCCAACCGCCGGAAGCAAGGTTGGACGGAACCATCGTAAGGATATTGGGGTTCTGCGTGACCGCGTTGATGAACACCTTGTCCCAGGTGATCGTAAACGCATCACGAACCATCTTCAGCTCGTCGGCGACGCGACCCACATCGTTGCGGGTCTCCATCTCCTTGGAGATCTTGAAACCGAGACCGCGCTTCGTGGTCGCAGCCGTAACAGGCAGCGTCACTGGCGAGTCGGTCATCGGGATTTCGCCGAACTCGGCGACGATCTCAGCGCCATTGTTAGCGTAGAGAGCAATCTGCTGCTCGTACGCAACTGCGCCACCGACAGCGGTCGGACCCTTCCGCAGAACCCAATCCGCAAGGACCGAGTCGTGAATCATCTGCCGGACGAGGTTCGGAACGCGAACCGGATTCTTAACCAGCTGGTTAACAGTCCACTTGGGACCATCGTAGCTGGTACCAATCGTAATCGGGTTAACCATTACGCACCCACACCAAAGAGGAGGACCTTGCCACGAGCACCATCCGCGATACCCGCCGGATCAACGCAGCGACCGACAACCTGAAGTGGGTTCGGAGTAGCGCCACCCGAAACCACGACACCATTTGCGCCAGTGATGACGTAATCACCGAAGGCGATAGCACCACTAGCCAACAGCCGAAACACACCGTGAACGCCAACCGCAACCTCATTGGGAGGAAGCTGCGCCATGTACGTAGGGTTGCCCCACGCATCGGTACCATTCTGATTCGGAGTCGGCAGACCGGCAGCATCACCGACCGCCACACCGAGACAGTGAGTGGTTCCCGCAGTAGCAGGCTTAATGAAACCTGGCTTTCCCGCATCTGGCTCAACAAGCTGGCCACCATTGATGTTCACGTTAGCCGAGAACGTCAGTGGGCCAAACTCAAGAACGGGCTTAATACCGCTCATTTTTGACCTCTCTAACTAGCTTCTAAATTACAAACTTACTGGGGCATCTGGACCTGAGAGGACCCAAGGCCGAGGAAATCAATCCAACCATTCAGGTCCTCCTTCTCCTCAGACCCAAGAGCGCCAACCTGGTGACCAACCTCGTTAGAGAGGTCAACAGTGCCCTTCATCGAGTCGAGCAGCCCAAGCATCCGCTCCTTGTCGGTGGTCTTACCACCGGAGGAAAGCTCAATCGCATTGTCCTCAGGCTGAAGCATGACAGGCTCAGCCATCGCGATAGCCGCGGGTGGGACACCCTGCGAGAGAAGGACCTCCTTCTTCGCCTCCCACTTCTCACGAGCCATCTCACGGCGCATGTCCTCAACGGCCTTACGGGCAACCTCATCCACGGGCGCAACCTGCTGCACCTGTGGAGCTGGCGAGGTCGCCTTCTCGCCGAGCGAGAGGACCACGGGGTCCGAGGCAAGCTCCTCAATCAGCTTGCGCTCTTCCATGAACGAGTCCAGAGCGTCAAGCTGCTCCTGCGAAAGCTCAGGCATCTTCGTCTCTCCAACTGGCCTGTCGTCAATAAAATCAAAACCGGGGTCGATGACCTTCTCGTCCTCGAAAACCCCGGTAGAAAGGTTGATAACCTCATCCTCGGTGTTGGCACCGTTGGAAAGCTCTACCTTTTCCCAAGGGTCCATACCGTTGATTCGCGGAACCAGCGTTCCACACACATGCTGAATTGCGCCCTCGAAGGACTTGCCATCAGCACGCTTAATGCCCAGCTCGATACGTGGAGAAACGCCAAAACGGGGGTACTTCTCGACATACTGAGCGGACTGTGGGTCCTTCGAGAAATCGAAGTATCCAAAAACACCCTTACCAGGGACGTGCTCCATGTGCGCAAGCGTTCCGCCCCTACGCATAGGGTCGTTGTTGTGCTCGCTTTCAGAGCCGCCGAACTGGAAAGGCACCTCGTCAAAGGCACCTTCCTTGAAGGACTGGACGTAGGTCTGAAGCTTCTCCGCTCCGAGATCAAGTTCGGTACCCTTATAATCGAACTTGCCCTCGGGAAGGATCTGCTTCCGGTAAAACGTCCGACCAGTTGCCTTGTCAGTGACCTTACGGGTTTCGGTACCGGCAAGAACCGGACCGAGAATTACAGTCATAATTGCTCCAAAGCACTATGCCTACCAGACTACACGTTACTTGCCAGGCACCTTAGCCGGAGGCTTAACCATCTGATCCGGCTTCTTAGACTTCGTGCCAAGTGAGGCGTGCTTCACACTTCCGTGGCCCTTAACGAGCTTCCGCATGTGGCCGTGAGCTTCCACAGCCGCCTTCTGCTGTGCCTCACTCACAGCCGCATGTCCCTGAGCGTGCAGAGCCGTGATTCCGGCCGCCACTCGGGTAGCGTGAGTGTGAGTCAGACCATGGTTTGCCTTCAGGTGGTCGGCAATGTTGTTCACGTAGTCCGGAAGCTTGTTCTTACTGGTGTCCTCGGTAGCCTCATCGGCACCGTGGTCACGAGCGTCTTCCGGGTCGCCATCGTCGTGCTGAGTGTGCTTTGGAGTCGTAACCATTTTCCCGTGCCCATCTCCGCCGTGCCGAACCGTGACCCAGCTTGAACCATTCTTATTTGGTTTACCACGTTGTGATGCTGGTACATTTCCGGTATGGACTACCATTATTTCTTACCTCCAGAGTGTCGGGCCTTCAGAGCTTCCCACTCCGCAAGAGCTTTTCGTGCAGCCGCAACTGTAGTTGCTTGCACACCCTTTTCGCCACCCGACGGATGACCATGAGCCCAGTTCTTAATAATTCCAATGGCCATCTGGATTGCATTGCTCTCAGAATGACCAGACTTAATCAGCTCATTAGCTACATGCTGAATATAAGCCGGAAGCTGCTCACCTGTCTTAGATTTCCAAAGTGGACGAGTACCCACCTTCTCATGTGTTGAGGCTTTAGCCATACTACCTGCGGCCATTCCACCTCCTCCAGTGCTCTTTTATGATTAAATCTAGTGTGAAATTGTTATGCATCCAACGTATGGGATGCACCTTCGCCACCCGTCGGAACGGATGACCAAGTCTGTCGGACACTGTGAGGATGAACCGCTTCACCGTTGTTTCGAAGCAGATCCCTAAGATCGTCAAACCGAATATAACAACGACCACGCAAACCCCAGTCATTGCCCCACGAATTCGTTAGGACGACTACGTCTCCGAAATCCGGATGGCCTGGCCAGTATCCATTGGCCAAAATGCAGTGGCCTCCTGCGACGGCTCCACCGACGTGAAGGAGACCCCGTTCGTCTGGTGATTCCATATCGTTGTACCAGTCGATACCGAGCACGACTGGCCCGCGACGAACAATGGTGTCGCAGACGTCGTCAATACCAAAGCACCATGCGTAGCTGTCAAAGTAACTGAACTCCTGACATGCCTTCATCGCCGCCAGAACGGTCGCGCCTTCTCCTCCGAAGTCGCGTCCTTCAAGCTTGTCAATCTGGATTGCTCCCTTGAAGATTCGCTCTGCCATTTCCGCATCGGTCTTCCACTTCTGCGGGGCAGCCGCCAGAAAACCGGCCGACGCAAAACCAGTACACGCACCTTCCTGGCCCTGGTCCAAAGCATCTGGACGCGTAGCCCAAATCCTCTTGTACCGAGGGGTTGGACCGATGAGCTGTCGGATTCCGTATTCACGAGATCGCTCATCAAAATGCGGAATCCGGTTAAGCTTAGGAATTGGCATCTTCTTCTTGCTTCTTTTCAGTTCTGGCGCCCTGGTACGCAGCCATGGACGCATAGATATTGGCAAAAAGCGAACAGATAATCACAAACAGGACTGAGTTAGCCCAAAAGATGATTGCAATGGGAGTTATAAGAGTCCAGAACGCCAGACAGAGGAGGTGAAGACGCCGAATCCAGGTCTCCACGTCACTTACCGTACTTCTTATTCTTCTCGCGCGATGGGTTCGCTACGGAGTTGGTTCCGAAAGGCCGAGTGCCAGCCGTAGTCGGTTGCGCGGGTCGCCCGCTCTCAACGTTTCCGGGCTTGCCCTGCTGCTGTGCCCGAGCCGCAACGGAAGTCGGCTGGCCACTAGGACGCGGAGGAAGCCCCTGCGTTGGGGCCCCCTTTGGCGCCTGCGGGGAGGAAGGCGAGGGAGGCTTACCGGTAGGCCCCATCCCTGGAGTCGCCGCGTTAGCGCTCTTAGCATTCTCAAGCATCTGCTGAGAGTTTTCGACCGCAATTTGCAGCTGCTGAAGCGAAGTCTGCTGCGGAGAGCCGTTGACCTCGATGTCCTTGGCAACCTTGCCTGCATCGAGGTTCAGGATTCCGGCCACGCGACCGATCAGTTCGTTGTAGAACTCAACAGGAACCGTGGCATTCGTTGCGGCCATGATCTGCTGGAACGCAGCAAGCGCAGCGGTGTCGTTTTCCTTCGAGAGTGGCCCGAACTTGAAACGCGGAACAGGCGCCTTCACACCGAAGTTGTAGGCAATCAGAGGGCCGATGACTTCGTTCGTGATCTGGCGTGCCATGTCCAGAGCGATCATCACCCGGGAGCGGTTATACATTTGCTCCATGGTGGTAGCAAGCGCATAGGAACCGTGACCCGAGGACTGCTCCGTCGTGAGCTGAAGGAAGCCCATCAACCCAGCGTTAAGCATTTCCATATCGCAGAAGTGAAGCGCGTCCTGGAAATACTGGGCACCCTTACCCGAAGATTCGTACGGGTCTACTGTGGTTTCGGCTCCCAGAGCCAACACCGATTTGCCACGAAGGCTCGCCACCTTCCGTGCGTCATTCCGTGCCTGAATCTCATCCTGATTCCGGACGATAGTCTTAGGCAAAGCAGTCTGGTCAAGGAACTGATACCAGAGCCAACGGATCTTCCGCTTGGTAAGGTAAATATAGTAAGGCACCTTCATTTCGGAGACGCCCAATAGAGGATCACGCCACGAACCATGAACATAGACGAATGCCCGCTCCGACGGAACCTCTACCCACATAGATGCCGGGGCATTCACGTTCGGTCGAAGATCACCATTCATCGTCGGGATCGAATTCGAATCCGTGTACGGATAAATGAGTGGCATCTGTCGGAAACCACGAGGTTCAGCGGTCCGGGCATCCAAGGCAAGCTCGCACGTCTCCGGAGGTCGGAACGCAAGCTTGTGATAGACGATCTTACCGTCGTCGTTTACCTTGAAAACCTTCTCAAAATATGCTCGCTTATTAACAAATGCACTACACATCTGCTTAATAAGTTCCTCAATGGTGGTCATAGGACCGCCCTGATGAGGAAGAGCTGTCAACGCATCGTAAATAAACTCCGCCTGACCTGTATCACCCTTAGCAGGTTCAATAGACCAAGGCGCAGCCATAATAGGATACGCAAGCATCAACTCAATACTCTTGGCAGTGCCATCGGTATCGAGCATGTGGTGGTAGTCGGCTAGCGACGGCTCCGCAGGCGCGTAAACATTACCGTCAAGCCATCCACCGAACTGAGAATCATAGGAGAATGAGCTACCAAGCTCACCTACCGGTGGATTGTCCTCATCATAAATCTGCTCTGTGACGGGAGCAGGCGTGGTCGAATTACCAGGCGTCTCTGCGGAATTCAATCCGGATGCCTGATAGTTGTTATAGATCGTCATTACTTACGACCTAACTGATTTCGAAATCGGCAAAGCTAAATGGGTCCTCTACAAGCTCGCCCCAGTCTATAGCAAGTTCCCCGGAACCATCATCACGAGCCTTGGTATCCCATTCGAAAGCTGCGGTGTCTGTGTCGAGCAATACACCGCCTGCGGATGCCCACATTGCAAGGGCTACAGCGTCTCCCTTGTCGGGGGATCGTCCGATCCGCTTTCGCATGTCATCTTTAGATTCGATAACAACCTTTCCACCGGGCACTGTCTTCCAGCGTGGGGCCGACAGATCCACAGTGAGTTGGTCATCCGGAGGAAGACACAAGGTTGGATTTCGTGCAGGGTCCAATCGCTCTCGCAAGCGCCACATGAGAGCTGCACGGAGGTTGTAGAATTCAATCTGACCCGTGGAGTCGACCAGGGAGGTTCGGTTACCAACGTTCACACCCATTGCGTAATGCTGTGTCTTACGCAAGGCGTCATACGTACCAGCACCGACACCGTTGGTATCGACCACAGCCATATCACCTAAGCCGACACGCAATTTACGTGCCAGCATTTGAGCAGTGCCCATTGTATCTCGCTTGGGCATGGTCTCTACCTTGGTGATTACATCTCCATATCGGTAAGCGAAGGCGGTTTTATCACTACCGAAACGCGCAATGTCAGCTCCAATAATTTGTCGACTCTCAGGATCAGGACGACCACCCGTCTCTTCTTCCCAGGCGAGCCAACGATTCTGTGCTTCCTCAATCCAACCGACAGGAATAACCGAGAACTCGTCGAGGTTGGGGAATTCTCCCTCAACCTTCGCCTTCCAAAGCGGACTTCCTTCTCCAAGTTCGACCTTACTTTCCTCAACCCAGTTCGGTCCGGTCAGGTCCTCAATTACTTCGGGTGGTAGGTACTCTCCCGTGAAACGTGGATTATCCAGGACCGATATTTTGATTGTGTTCCAACCACTACCCGGCCGACAAACCTTTCGAAAGTAGGACGACGGGTCGGTGGGGTTTCCAATTGCGAGGATTCGGCAGTGATCACCAGTCGTGATCGCGGAAGCCGCCAGGAAAAGCCATTCGGGGATGCCGCAAGCCTCGTCCAGGATGACCAGAACGTATTTACGGTGGAGACCCTGGAAAGCGTCACGGTCGTGGTCTTGTGGCTTCCGCCCAAAACCAACGAGACGACGACCGATAATCCAGTTATCCGAGATCTGCACTTCCCCAGGAAGCTTCGCGCGCCCATGGATCTTACGAATCTCTTCCCACAGAATCGCGTGAACCTGCTTGACCGAGGGAGCTGTGGATACAACTAGTGTGTCCTCGGGTGGATGGGTGTCGACCCACCACGACGCGGCAACCGATGCAGTCAGAGACTTTCCAATACCATGCCCTGATTGCACGGCAGTCTTCTTGTTTGCCTGAATTGAATGGATGATGTCCCGCTGCTTCGACCACAGGTGGATACCAGCCTTTCTTTTGGCCCAATCCACAGGGTCAAGCGGATTGACTTGTTCCTCTAGCTGAGCAATTGCGTAATTAAGCGGGTCAAAAGCGTCTTTACGAGGCATCGATCACCACCGGCGCTTCCAGCTCCTCCGTGACCCGCTTCTCCAGCCGGGACGACAGGTTGGCTTCCTTCTGGAATTCCTCAAGAAGTAGCGCTCGTGCCTTCGAGACCCCACCTGCGTCCAGACCCATCCGCATGACAACAGCCATGAGGATGCGGATGACCAATTCGGTCTGTGCCCGACCCAGACTGACGATCTTCTCCTCCAGAGCCATCTTCGAGACGTCCTTCAGGACGCGTGCAGCCCTGTCCTGAGCGCGTTCGTAGAGACCGACCTCCATGCGCGTCTGCTCACCGGAAGTCTTGTGAGAATAACGCCAGTCCATAGGGTCCAAATCAAAGAGCATCTTCTTAGTGTGCTCCTGGAACCCAAGGATTTCACTAAGGATCTTATCCATCTTCTCTAGAGCAGAAGTGTGGTAGTCCTTATCCGGCACCTCTGCACGTCGCTGAATCTCATTCTCTAGATCTGACTCAGTGAAGAGGACACCACTGGTGATTCGAGATAGCGCATGCTGTTGTCCACGTGGAGTAGCAAGGTGTGCAGGGCAGAAATCGAATCCAATAACCTTGCTTCCTTGGCAAGTTGGCTCAAACGTACAGTCCATACGGGTAGCCTACCTGATTTGGACAACAAAATAGCCCCACCCCCTAAGGGGTGGGGCTATTTGTGCTCTAGGCTACTTCGTCACGGTAGTGGCGTTTGCGATTAGGATCACGTTCCCACTCATAAAATTCCTTTAGTAGCTGTGGTGTGATTCTAATCTTACATCCATCCCTTGCGATGCCCCCATTGCGTAGCGCGTACTGGACTCTCTCCATTCGGCGCCGCTTTCGGTAGAGCTTTCTCTTTTGCTCTTCTTCTTCTCTAGCCATTCGGTCAAGTTCGAACTGTCTAAAGACTCTGACGTTGATAGTCCGTGGGTATCCTAGAGCGTCTTCCAGCTCGTGCAGTAGCTTGTAGTCATCTGGAGTGTAACCTCCAAGCTTTTCTGCTCGCTTTTTGACTCTCCCCAGCCTGGTCCTACGAACACTTCTTTCGTTTTTACGTGCCTTCTGTTCTGGACTCAGCTTACTGTACTCACGGTTTTTCTTAAACCTTTTGGGAGTAGTTCCGGCCTTGGGTGTGATGGACTTTGGGAGAATGCCCAACATATCCATGAACATTTGGAACTCTTCAGAGCTATTTGCATAGGTAGATGTGACGATCCGTGCCTTGTCTACCTCATCTTGTGTGAGTACAGACGGTGCCTCCAGTCCGCTGGTACCGAAATCAACGCTTTTCTGATCAATAGTATTCACTTAGTTCGATCCTGAAACTGGCTCGGGGAAGATCGGACGCTCCTCATCATCCCAGTCGCGTCGGTGATCACAGTAGGGACACCACGGCTGAAGCCGCATGTGCGTCATGTTTAGCGCACCCAGGCAACTCAAACCAATTCCTGAGTACAAGTAAAGTCCAAAAGCGAGATAGACCATCCAGGTAAGATGAGTGAAGACTCCAATTGGCAACAGAAGGAGCGCTATCAGCAAGCCAAGTACAGTAGCTACGGTAGGAACAATGAAGATCTTCTTATTCAATCCGTGAAACGTCTTAAGGTAGGAATTCTGCTTCTTGACTTCTTCTTGTGGATCAAGAGGGAACTTACCAAAGCAAATCGGGCAGAGGTTGTCGTTGTGCCTCCATGCCATAAGGATCCCGAACAGTAACGTAGGGAACGTTGGGATAGCTACCACAACTAGAAGAATAAGTAGCCTTGCGACCCATACATTCAACGACAAGAGTCCATATGGTGCCTGAATTAGGATAATTAGGAAGATGAAGTAGTACGAAGCCGCTGCTGTGAAGCCAAGTGTGAAGGCCCATGGATGGTGTGCCGCCCGTGAACCCCACTTCCTCGCTCGCTTCTCAAGCCTTTTATTACGCTCTTCCTTAGACTTTCGAAACTTCATCCGATCTCCATCCATAGTATCCCTACGAAGGCCACCCCAATAACCCAGAGGATTACCGGGAACCACGAGTCTACCAGCTTCGCCCACTCACTCGCAACTGGATTCACCTTAAAGAAAGTATCTAAGGGATCGTCACTAGTTTCCTCTTCCCAATGCCAAGTAGCATTACCATCGTCATCAACGTCTGTGTATTTCATGCTGTATTAGCTACTTCCCTGTGGATATGTGGTCGCTCCGCAGGGCAGTGCAGCCACCCACGCCGGATTGCCTCTGCGTACAAACCAGCATCAGTATTGGTGTCAGTTTCGTACTTTGCCTTCGCCAGGTCTACATACACTGAGTTCACTCCTCGTCCCAATTCCTTAGCAATTTCCCGTACGCCCATGTCTCGTGCAAGACACTTAAGGATTTCGTTGCGCCGCTTCTCATAGCTTGCATAAGCCTCAGGCTTCGACGGTGGCAGCCACGGAGTCTTGTTGTCAGTCACTTGTTCACCCTCAGATTCTGACCAGATACAGCTTCTCCCATAGCTCTATTCTACACGAAGAATAGATTTTGCCCACCCCTGACCGGCCATGCGGGTCTCAGCGCCTCTCTAACAAGATCAACCTGCCTAACCCGCCCAAGGAGACCAGCCACCCCGCCCAAGGCGCTCTATGGAGCTCTCAGGCACCAGAAAGACCCCCTCGGTGGTCAGTGGGCCGCGCAGAGCCCCACCCCGGGCCGATTTGG